TGGGTCAAGCACTCGAAGATGGCACTAGCCTCGATGCTTGGCGCGTAGCCGCTGGCATGGATTGGAGAATCAAACGCGGTATCGTTCGCTACAACACTGACTTCGCCGGCGGACAGCTGGAGTTGCCAGAACAGCACGTTCTGTTCCGCTCTGACACAAAGAAGCCCCTCGGTGTTGTGTCTAGCCGCTACCAAGTTGTTCAGCCCGGCGACGTTGTGGAATTCTTCCGCGACATTGCACGCGCTGGTGGCTTGGAACTCTCAGCAGCTGGCACCATCTACGGTGGCAAGCGCTTCTGGGCAACAGCCAAGATCGGCGAAGCTGCTCCCACTTCGGTGGCAGACACGATCGGTGGCTACATCCTGATCAGCACAAGCGCTGACGGATCGCTGGCCACTGAGGTGCGTCGCACCACTGTGCGCACTGTGTGCAAAAACACACTGGCCATGGCATTGGCTGACAAGTCGACGATCAAGGTTACTCACCGCTCTGTGTTCGACCCCGAGTCCGTTAAGGAATTCATGGGTCTGAACACTGCTGCTTGGGACGCCTTCCGTCACAACGTTGTCAAGCTGGCCAACATCGAGTTGCTCGAAGAAGAGGCCGGCGAGATCACCGCCAACATCTTTGGCAACGGCGAGAAGGTCCGCGAAGCCGCCGGCTTCAAGAAGGTCCTGTCGTTGTTCAACGGTGCAGGCATGGGTGCTCAGATGGACGGTGTGATGGGTACACGTTGGGGCTTGCTCAACGCGTTCACAGAGTACGCTGACCACCACGCCCGTGCCCGCTCTGATGAGAACCGCTTCGTGGCTTCTCAGTGGGGCGCCGGTGCTGACCTCAAGCAGCGCGCTCTGGCTGCTTTGATGCCTGCTTGATCGTAGCGTGTAGGGCACCCGCAAGGGTGCTCTATGCAGTGCGATCGCACTACCGATCTGACCGGATGTCAGGACTCAGGAGGATTTATGTTTACACCAGAAAACGTCAAGCTGTTCAAGCAGCAAGTCATCGACGGCGACCCCGCCTGCCCTTGGTACAAAGATGAGGCAACCATGTGGCTGTCAGACGTCACCGGCATGTCGGTCGACGACGCTAAGTTCGACGCTTTGTATGAAAAGTTTTGGGATGCTGTATGAACTACGCATACGCAACCGTCTACGCCCTCGGGCTTATCGTCCTTTTTATGGACCTCATGGTATGGAGACCTTTATGAAACACCAAACTCTTGACGAATTTTTACAATCAAACGGTTGGTCAGCCGGTTTAACTTTTAAGTTGGCTCAAACTGCTGAAAACCCGGACGTCAAGTACCTTGTTGCTTGGGACAACGCTGGCCAGCTGTCGGCTTCGGCCTACACAACCAAGCCTGATGAATGGCCCGAGACTGCGGTGGCTATCTGGTCCAAGGACAAAGACCTTGACCCTGCTACCAAATCACGAACCATGTTGGCTGTTGACCGGGTTGAGAAGGACGGCATGACGGTCTACGCTGCTGCCAAGGCTCTTGGCATCAACCAGTCCGCTATTCACCGCGCCATCAAACGTCGCGAAGACAAAGACATTTGCCCCCACTGCAACCAAGTAATCAGAAGTCAATCTGCCTAGCTAACTTCCTCATGATGGCCGCCGCGATCTCCTGCTCCAAGCGGGTGATTTCGGCGGCCAATTTTGTTTCTGCTTCACCTTTTAGTTCTCTGCGGCCTGCGCCCTTGCAGTCCAAACAAATCTCATCACTCAGGACAGGCGTGCCCTTGATGATGCTGTAGCCCCTGCCATGGCACACGGTGCACACGTCCTTGGACAAGTGGTGCATCACGTTGTAGACCACCAGCTCGCCGTACCCCATCGCAATCAAAGCCTCTGCAATGCGAAACACTTCCCGTGTATCGCCCGCATAGCGCCAACGCCAAATGGCCAGCCCCAGCGGGTTGCCTGCGCCAGCCATCCCACAAGCCCTCACCAAGTCGATGTCGCCAATCTCGTTGGTTGGGACCTCGCCCAAATTCTTTGACACCTGCGCTTTTGTAATTCGTTCTTTAAACATCACTTCCCCTTTGCTTCGTTGACCGCGTCAATCAGTGCCTGCTGCATGTTGCCCTTGCTTGCAAGCACCGCCATGATTCTTTCGTCGATTGTGCCAACGGACACAAGGTGGTGCACGACAACCTCGTTCTTTTGGCCAGACCTGTGAAGCCTTGCATTGGCCTGCTCGTACAGGTCCAAGCTGAAAGGCAGGCCAAACCAAACAGCCACATTGCCGCCCACCTGAAGGCCGTCTACGCCGTGCCCGCCACTGGCCGGGTGCATCACCATCAACTTGATCTCTCCGGCCTGCCAGCGGGCCAATGAGGCCTCGCCGTCAAACTGCACCGCGTCCGGGAACCTTGCCTTGATCCGGTCCATGTCATGCACGTATGCAGTAAAGCAAAGAACCGGCTCGCCCTGATCTACGATCTCTTCGAGTGCGTCCAGCTTGGCATCATGTATTGGGTGCACCTGCCGGTTGTCGTCGTACACCGCGCCGTTGGCCATCTGCCCCAGCTTGCCGGCCAGCACCGCTGCGTTGACCGCCATCACGTTGCCGCTCACCATGGTTGCTTCCATGTCCCGGTATCGCTTCATGTCAAACGTCACTTGGACCACGTTGTCGATGCGCTCCGGCATCTCAACGCCGCTGTCCACGCTGACCATCACATCCCTCACCGCCTCTTGGATCTCCTGCCTTGCACCCTTCCTGAGCTTCCAGCTGTAGATCGTTTGGCCATTGCGTTTGTCTGGCACGTACCACTTGTCCCGGTACTTGGTGATCCCGGTGCCCAGTCTTTTGCCGTTGTCCATGATGCTGATCTGGGCCCACAGGTCCAACAAATCGCCGTTGGGGTCTGGCGTGCCGGTCAGGATGTACAGCTTCTGAATCTGATTGCGCACTGACTTCAGTGCCTGCCACGCCTTGCTGCCCCGGTCCTTGAACCCTCTGTTCTCGTCGATCACCACGCACTCAAACGGCCATGGCTCTTTGCTCTCTTTGACCAAGGCCACCAGCCAAGTAAAGTTTTCTCGGTTGATCACGTACACGTCAGCTTCCATCAACAACCCCTCTGCTCGTTGCTTAAGAGGGCCTAGGACCTTCGATACGCGTAAGCCTGATAGGTGGTCCCACTTAGCCGCTTCCGTGTGCCACACGAGCTCTGCGACCCGTTTAGGCGCCACCACAAGGGTCTTCAAACCCAGCCTTTGGACAGCGGTCAAGGTTGCCACCGTCTTCCCGGCACCCATGCGAAGCGCGATCAGCTGGTAGGTCTCGTCCAGCATCCTTTGAATCGTCACGGCTTGCGCCGGTCTAGCGGAAAATTTCATCTACCTTCTCCATCGAGTCGACCACGCGCACATCGGCGCCCAGCCCCCTCAGTATTTCAATGATCCGGTCCTGAAGCGCTGTTGGCTTTTCGCCCGGCCGCTTCAGTTCCACAAAAATAATCTTGCCCCCCGGCAAAAAAACAATCCGGTCAGGCACCCCGCTCATGGACGGCGACACCCACTTGGCCGCCAGCCCACCCGCCTCTTTGGCCCTCTTCTTCAACCGCTCCTCAATTTTCTTCTCCAACATCTTTTTCCAGTCTCAGGGTAATAGGGCATTACAGGGCAATTGATTTCCTATATATACCTCTGGCAAACACTATCATTTGCCACAACTGTCAACTATCATCTTCCCAAAATATGTATATCTTTTTCTATTACCCTTATTACCCTAACTACTATATTCTTTAATGATTTCAAAGACTTAAGTCAGGGTAATAGGACAGGGTAATAGGCAGGGTAATAGACCCCCTTTACCCTGTAAATTCAGGCTCATCGGCAGGAACCAAGAAAACGACACGGCCATTTGTTTTTTTGCGCTGACCGCCGTTCAACTTTTTTAATGCCCTGCCGGCCGCAATCGTCTGCCCTTTTGACGGATCCCGCACACCAATCTTCATCAGCGCATCGGTTGCCGTCACCCACAAATCGTTTCCAAGCCCAAATTCCGACCAGCTAAATGCGGCCGCCAAGCGTTCCTCGATCGGATCAGCCACGGTGAACTCCTCGTTGTGTATGTTCAATTCGCCCATCTCTTGCATGTTCAAGGCCCAGTTTTCGCCGCTTGCCCACAACCCCTTCACTTCGGCCCAAAGCTGCTGCATATCAATACCGCTGTCCAAATTGAACCCGTCAACCTCGATCGACCAGAACCTGCGGTTGCCGGTCGGGTCATTCAGGTATTGGGATTCGTTGACCGTTCCGCCAAACACGGTGCGTCGTCCAAAGTTCGATTCGGTCGCAGCGTATGGCCGGCGCAGCTTGTCCATGGCCTGTGTCGTGAATGACTTGAGCGCGCTGATCTCGGACTTTGAGAAAGTCGCGTCAAGCTCACCCAGCTCCACGATCCAGTAGGACAGGGCAATGAAGATCGAGTCCTTGGACCTCATGTCCAGCGTGTGGCCTGTCAGGATTGCGTCAAGGTGGGCCGGCGCCAGCCTCTGGAACCAAGTTGTCTTGCCAATGTTCTGCGGTCCAACAAAGGTCAGGATGCCTTGGCCAGCGATCCCGTCAGGGCTGAAGGCCGCAGCCACTGCTTGAATGAGCCACTTGCGCATGAGCTTGCGCTTCATCTTCTCACCGCCGGCCGGCACCCGCACCGTGGCGTAAAAGTCATCGAGCCGCGACACGCCGTCCCACGCCGAGCTGTCGATCCACGTCGCCACAGGGTTGTATTGGTTCTTGTCTGCAAGCGTGATCAGGAATTGGGCAACATGCTTGGTCGGCATGCGCACGGTCTCGCACTCAGACAGGACGTGGGCTATGGCCGCGTTGTCCCGGTTGTCCCGTGTGAATGCGCTCCCCGGTATGAGCAGCTCGATGGCCTTCTTGATCACGTTGTATCGGACCCCATACCCCAGCTTGTCCATCAGCACGTAGAAGTTGGGCAAGGTGCACAGAGGGTAGCCGTCGTCGTTCAGGTTGACAAAGCCGCCCGAGACCTTGACCCTCGCCCGAACCCACCCCCGGACAGTTGACAGTGGCAGTTTCGTGCCAAGGTCTTTGGCCCGCAGCTGGATCGCGACAGCGATCTGTTCGCGTTCCACGTCCGATATTTCGGCAGTGTGTGCGATGCCGGCAGCAATCTTTTCTTGCAGGTGGCGCACGTCAGTGCACGCGTCCACCATGTCCATCACCGCAGCCAGAGCCACGTCGCGCTTGTCGAGCTTGGCCACTTCGCGTTTGTCTTTAGTGATGTGCAGCAGCGAGGCCAGCGTCACTGCCCCGCGCCCACCGGCCCTCTGCTGGCTAAAGCTGTCCCACTTCGACGCGCAGTAGCCCTCGATCCACTTGCCGGATGCAGCAGACCAGTTGTCCCAAGCATCAAGCCACTCCGGGTCACCGCCGCCTTGATGGTGCAATGCAGCACCCACCTTGAGCCAGTCACCGTAGCCAACGTCAGGGTCAAGGTGCACGAGCACTTCGTCGACCACGCGGTCAAGCTCCCACCCGTCGAGCGTGGACTTCAAGTTAGCGAAGGCGTCCTCGCCGGCGTCAGCGCCAGCGCTGAGCGCCTCGCCCCACACCTTCTCGACCATCCAGCCTAGGTCCTGCGGCAGCATGGGCATCGACGCGTGTCCGTTGATCGCGTGGCCAGTCACTGTGAAATACCGGCCGTCTTTGTACAGCTCAACGCCAGCCTCTTTTTTGGTGCGACTGCCATCAAGGTTGGTGGTCGTAAAGATCTTCAAGCCAGTGCCAGACGGCGACACTTCGGCGTAGCCTTCTACGCGGTCGAGTGTTTCTTGGGCAAGCTCACTCAGTGAGCCTGTGACCGGGTCGCGGCAGTCGTCTAGGTCGATGCCATGCAGAGTGCCGCCAAGCACAATGCCGATGCCGTCGTAATCGCCCAGCAGGTATTCGTCTACGGCTGCACCGAACGACACCCACGTAGCTGCATCGGTCGAGCTGCCTGCGCCGCCCTTGGCAGAGAGCGGCATCTTGGCCCAGACCTTGTCGCCGTTGGGCTTGCTGCGCTGCACGTTCTTCCAAAGGACCCAGCGGTCCATCGCTTGCAGGTCGCGGGGTATGTTGTCTAAGCTAAGCGCCAGTACGTTGGGGCGAGTCATGATTTGTCACCCCGCTGTGCCGCAAGCGCTTGCAGCATTGCTTTGCGCATGCCGTTGTAGCTGTCGGACTGAATCAACGCCGCAATGATGGCGCCTTGGTGTTCTTCGTCAATGTCAAGGTCATCCACTGCTTGAACGCAGTCGGCAATAAGATCTCTGAAATACTCTGATCGCGAGTTCATGCTATCTCCTGAATGCAACACCGGCATCCGGCCGGCTCGGTTTAATTTGGCAGATCGCTGATAGGCAACATGTGCAAAAGAGCGCGTTGCACCTGTGTGTAAAAAGCGTTGACCGCTTCGTCGTCACACGAGATGAACACGCGCACACCGTCTTCTTCGATGTCAAACACTAACTCGTCCCCTTCAACAATTGCACGCATTGCTTCCAAGGACAAGGCCAATCTAAGTTCTATCACCGGCGTCCCTTAAGGGCGTCCCAGTCAATGTCTGGCCTCATGTCTTCGGCACGCAGGCCGAGGCGCAGTAGGCGCGAGACGCGTACCAGCTCAGGCACGCGCGCCATTGGTATGCGGTTCTTGCTGGCCCACAGTGACACCGCTTGAGAGCGAATGCCAAGGTAGTGGGCTAGGTTGACAGGGCCGCCAAAGCGGCTGATGATTTCACTTGTGGTCATGGGCTGCCATGATAGCGTTGTTTACATGTAACATGCAATAAATTTATTTTTTTCACAATTCTATGAAAGCGGTGCTATCATGACCGCTCTAAACCAACCTAAAGGACTAAGCATGATTACTATCACATTCAACCCGCAGAACGCGGACCAAGTTCAGATTTTGGCTTGGGCCATGACCAAGCTCTTAGAGCCAACGGCCGATGAGCCAGCAGTCAAAGAAGAAGCGCCAGCAAAGAAACCCAAAGCAGTCAAGGCTGCACCCGTTGTTGAGCCAGAGGCGCCAGCTGCTGCCCCGGCGGTTACGCTTGAGGAAGTGCGCGCCAAGCTGGTGGCCTACAAAGAAAAAGGCAAGTCACTCAAGGACTTGTTTGAGACTGTCGGCTGCGCTAACCTCAGCGCCGTGCCGGCTGAGCGCTACGTTGAGCTGCTGGCCAACATAGACAAGTCTTAAGCGGAGGGGTTATGAAAGAACACTTCTGTTTAGTAGAGCAATCCGTCATTGCCTATCAAGGCCAATGCAATTGGTGCGATGAAAAAGAATCGACGCAACCACAGCACGCATGGGTAGGGCTGACGGAGGATGACGCGCTTCATCTATTACCAATAATGCCGTACAAGTACGAAGTTGATGTTGAAATGGTTGTTGAATTTGCCAAAGCCATCGAAGCCAAGTTGAAGGAGCTCAACACATGAACTTTCGAGAGACAACAATCAAATACATCAAAGACATTCTTCGAGCGAAGACTATTTCCGAGGTGATTCAAGTAGAGTTGCAGGAGGCGTATCTACGTAAGTTGGAAGCTGAGACTGCCGCCGAGTACGCCCACGCAGCCATGCAATACAACGAAGAGCGCATTGCACGATTGCAGAAGCGGCTGGCGCAACACGCGGGGGAGGACAGGCATGATTGACCGACTCATTATCAGTGCTGTGCTAGGCACAGTGGGGTTTAACGGCCTGTTCCCCGACCCGCCACCGCCGCTGACACCGGCACGGTTACAAGCACAAGCAAAAGAAAAATCCATTAGCGCCATGTGCGACAAGGGGCCAAAGAGCAAGGAAGTAAAAGAGTTGTGCAGACGTTGGAGGAAACACAATGCTTGAACGTATAAGAACCTTCTTTGGAAGAACTAAAAACAAATCAACGATTGTTGCTCAGGGGTCGGCGTGGTATTGCACAGACTGTGGTCTGGTGTTTTTAACCCAACGCGCTGGCGACCAACACAGTTGTGAATATCATTTTCAAGATGCAATAGTAAAGATCAGAAAAGATGCCGAGACCAATAAGTATGGGGAGATAAACAATTGAAGTGCCCGATCTGCAATGTTTGGACCAGCGTGCTTGACACGCGAAACAAAAGAGACGTTACTGTACGCCGCCGCAAGTGTGCGAACGAACATATATTTATAACCGAAGAGCGGGTTACAGCGCCCAAGACAAAGGAAAAAGATGAGCTATCTAATTGCATCACTGCCACCGATTAAGTGCTTTGTAAAGCGCGAGTTTTTGTACAACGACCACAAGGGTCACGGCGAACTAGAGCCGGCCATTTGGGTCAGCTTAAAAGCTTTGCGCGGTCAAGTATTTCGCATCGAGTCTTTGTTGCCTGAGTACGGCGCGTTGTACGACAAGCTCCCGCTGCACGCTTACGTGTGGCACGACGAGACATCGACGTTGCCCACCTTGCCCATCGATGCTTTGCAATTGTGGGACTGCATGGGTTACCGTTTCACAATTGTTGAGAAGATCGGATTGCGTAACTTGGGCGTGAAGTTCTTGGGCAAAGACAAGCAGTGGCACTTTGGTCGATACATGTTCACCGTCGACTTCTGCGCTGACGAGATGTCACTTGACACCGGGTTCACTGAGACGGCTGAAGAGCACAAGAGCTTTAACTTTATCCAACTAGACAACGGCCAGTTCGCTGCACAGCCAAACAACCGTTGCCTGTGGTACGACCAGTCTTTGATTCCTGCTGAAACAAAGTTCCCGGACTTTGAAGCAGCTCAAAAATTGTGGACCGTAGACGGCACGCGCAAGTGGGCGGCCGGAGGCGATTGGTTTTATGACATACAGGAAAAAACGTAATGGCAAAAGTAACACTCATCATTGAAGACCACGGCGACGAGGTCAAACTGCAAGGCACTGTTGAGCCTGAGATCACTGCGGACAAAGCGATATTCAGCACAGCTGAAATCATAGGCTTGTACTTGCAGCAGAACATGGCCAACGTCATGGCTACTGCGGTCAAGTGGGCGCAGACGCCCGACCCAGTTGAAGAGGTGCCGGTCAAAGAACCGAGTCGCATCTTGTTGCCCGGGGCGCAGCTATGACCATTGAATTAGCACATGCCAAACTGTCCGCATCGGGCAGCGAGAAGTGGATGACCTGCACGCCAAGCGCGCGCATGGAAGAGCCGTTCCCAGACGAGGGCAGCGAGTTTGCCCGCGAAGGTACGTTTGCCCATGCAGTGTTTGAGCAGGAGTTGTTGACCTACCTTGGCCGCACCATCGAAGCCTTGCCGCCAGAGCTCGTGCATTTTGACAGCCCGGCTTTGCGCGACTACGTTAACGAGGCGGCTCAATACTGCATCAAGCGCATTGAAGCCGCGCGTAAGCGTTGCAAGGACCCGGTGTTCTACGTTGAGCGCAGGCTTGACTTCAGCCGCTGGGTGCCAGAAGGTTTTGGCACGGGTGACTTTGTCATCATCACCGACGACCTTGTTGAGGTGCTTGATTTGAAATACGGCAAGGGCGTCTACGTTGACGCAAAGAACAACAGCCAGATGCGCTTGTATGGCCTTGGTGCATACAACGAGTTGTCAGATTTGTACAACATACAAGAAGTGCGCATGACTGTATTGCAGCCACGCCTTGGCAACTACAGCAGCGAAGAACTTTTAATAGCTGATTTGCTCAAGTGGGCTGACGAAGCAGTTGTGCCGGCAGCCAAGCTGGCTTGGGATGGCGAGGGTACGTTTGTCCCCGGGCCACATTGCACAAGCAGCTTTTGCAAAGCTAGGTACACCTGCCCTGCACGCGCAGAGGGTGCGCTTGCTGTGGCCAGACAAGAGTTCAGTTCGCTGCCGCCGGCGGTGGACACATTGACATTGGACCGCATCGCCGAGCTGCTGCCTAGCGCAGACGCTGTGATCGATTGGTTCACGGACCTGAAGGCGCATGCACTCAAGCAGGCCGAGAAGGGCACGACGGTTCCCGGCTACAAGCTGGTCGAGGGCCGGAGCAATCGCAAGTACAGCGACCAAGACGCCGTGGCCCAAGCGCTGCGGGCAGCCGAGGTCCCTGATGAAATTGCATACGAGCGCAGCTTGCTTGGCATCACTGCCATGGAGAAGGCGCTTGGCAAAAAGAAATTTGTCGACGTGCTGGGTGAGTTGATCACCAAGCCCGAAGGCAAACCAACGCTGGTACCCGAAGGGGACAAGAGGCCAGCAATCACATCGCGTGCAACTGCACTAGATGAATTTTCTAAACCAGTCTAAAGGACCAACATGACTACCGACTACAAAGTTATCACAGGCAAAGTTCGCCTCTCTTTCACCAAGAACGTTTTCACACCTGATGAAAAGAATTCTTATTCGATCATGATCTTGGTTGACAAGAAAGACAAAGAGACGTTGGCCAAAGTCAACGGCGCTGTTGAGAAGTTCAAGACCGACCCGAAGGCAGTAACCATCTGGGGTTCCAAGTTCTTGGCCAGTTTCAAAACTCCTTTGCGTGACGGCGATACAGACCGTGACACCGAGAAGTACCCTGAGTACAAGGGCCACTACTTTATCAACGCCAACACTTACAACAAGCCAAGTGTGGTTGACGCAAAGATGAATGACATCATCGACAAGTCGGAGTTGTACAGTGGTTGCTACGGCCGTGTGTCTATCATGCCTGCGGCGTATAACGTCGACGGCAACAAGGGCATCAAGTTCTATTTGAACAACGTGCAGAAGCTGGCAGAGGGCGAGCCATTGGGCGGCGCCGGTGCATCTAATGCAGCCGACGATTTCACTGCGGTCGAAGACGACTTCCTCAATTAAATTTTAGGGGCCCAAAGCGGATGCTGCGTGACTCTGAAGTGAAGCGCATAGTAAGCAGTGCAGCGAGTAGGCCCCGCCTTTGAAAGCACAACATGACCGAACAAACCAAACCCCCAGTCCTGTCAATCAAGATGGTTCCCGCCGGCGTTGAGCTGGTGTTGGAAGCTCTGGCAAAGCTGCCGCATGAGAAGGTGGCGGATCTCTTCATGGAGATTCGCGGCCAAGCACTGTTTCAAATGGACGAGTTGCAAAAGGTAACGAAACCAGATGACGCAGCAGACGCCCCTAACTAACGAGGAGCTTTGGATCTTGGTGCTCCACTACGAGCGCCTGATCCAATTACTTCTGGAACAACTAGATGGCAACCCTGCGGATTGACCTTGAGACGTACAGCGATGTCGACTTGAAAAAGTGCGGCGTGCATAAGTACGTCGAGTCGGACAACTTCGAAGTGATGTTGTTTGGATTTAAATGGAGCACCGGCCAAGTGTGCGTCATTGATCTGGCCCAAGGGCAGGCGTTGCCCGAGCACATCGTTGCCGCATTGGACGACCCCACGATTACCAAGACCGCATACAACGCGGCCTTTGAGATTGCGTGCTTGAGCAAACATTTCAAGCGCCAGCTGGACGTGACCCAGTGGCGTTGCACCAGCGTGCACGCGCTGTACCTTGGCCTGCCCGGCAGCCTTGGTGATGTAGGCAAAGTGTTAGGGCTTGGAGACGACAAGCAAAAGCTGGTATCGGGCTGGGCCCTGATCCGCTACTTCTGCCTGCCATGCAAACCGACACTGAAGAACGGTGGCCGCACGCGCAACCTACCGCACCACGATCCAGACAAGTGGGCGCTGTTCAAAGAATACTGCGCGCGTGACGTTGACTCAGAGGATGAGATCGCGATGAAGATCGCAAAGTTTCCGGTGCCCGATCAGGAGTGGAAGTTGTGGCACCTTGACCAACGCATGATGAACAGGGGTGTAAGGGTTGACCGCGAGTTGGTCAACGCAGCCATCGAGTGCGACGGCATATTTAAAGAGCGGATGACCACCGAGGCCATTACTCTCACAGGTTTAGATAACCCTAACTCTCGGGACCAATTGCTCAAGTGGTTGCAGACCGAAGAGGAGGACGACACGATCGTTGACCTGACCAAGAAGAACGTGCCCAAGGTTCTTGAATCTACAGACAGCGCGACGGTGCGACGCGTGCTGGAGCTGCGCCAAGAGATGGCCAAGACAAGCGTGTCTAAGTATCACGCCATGGCCCGGGCCATGTGCGACAAGGACGACGCGGTCAAAGGCTTGACCCAGTTCTATGGTGCGAACCGCACCGGCCGTTGGGCTGGTCGTTTGGTGCAGGTGCAGAACCTACCGCACAACAAGCTGCGCGACATCGACTTGGCCCGTAACTTGTTGAAGGCCCGTGACTACGAAACCCTTGAGCTGTTGTTTGGCAATGTGCCTGACACGCTGTCACAGCTCATCAGGACTGCGTTCGTTGCGCGGGAGGGGTGCAGATACATCATCGTCGACTTCAGCGCCATTGAGGCCCGTGTGATTGCTTGGATGGCATGGTGTCAGTGGCGGCTTGATGTGTTTGCCACACACGGCAAAATCTACGAAGCGTCGGCTGAGCAAATGTTTAACTTGCCGGCCGGCAGCGTCACGAAGAAATCGCCGTACCGCCAGAAGGGCAAGATCTCTGAGTTGGCTTTGGGATACCAAGGCGGGGCCGGCGCACTCAAGACTATGGGCGCGTTGGAGATGGGGCTCACAGAGGATGAGCTTGAGCCAATCAAAGACGCATGGCGCGGGGCCAACCCTGAGATCGTTCAGCTTTGGTACGCGTGCGAGCGCTCGGCCAAGGACGCGGTGCTGGGCAAGAAGTCTGTCACGCTTTTGCTTGCAGGCAAGAAAGCTGCGCTGGTGTTTGCGTACGAGTCAGGGTTCCTGACGATCCAATTGCCAAGCAAGCGCAAGCTGTTTTATGTGAAGCCGCGCATTGAGGCTGAAGACCTTGTGCGTGAGACCAGTGCCGGCGGCAAATTCATTGCGGCCAGAGCAGGGTCCTTGACGTATGAAGGTCAGGACCAGAAGACCAAGCAGTGGACGCGCCTGTCTACGTACGGTGGCAAGCTGGTGGAGAACATTACACAGGCAGTGGCCCGTGATTGTTTGGCCGAGTCGATGCTGGCGCTGGACGATGCAGGCTACACGCAGCTGGCCACGGTGCACGACGAGATCATCATGGAGATGAAAGGCGGCACGTTGAAAGAAGCCGAAAAGATTATGGGCGAAGCCATTGCATGGGCGCCCGGCTTACCGTTGCGAGGCGACGGCTTTGAAACCAAGTACTACATGAAGGAGATTGACTGATGACACAAGACACGAAAATCTGGAGCGAAGACTTTGTATTGGCCAACCCTAAATTGGCAGCCGATGCCATTGGTTGTCTCATTGAGTTGAACGAGTACGCGCGCAACAATACGCTTGATGAGATCTCAAAGAAAATAGCCGCCATGCCCGGAGACACGGCGGCTGGTATTGCCATCTGGATTCGAGAACAGAAAACTATTTCCGCTTCTCGCCCTCAACAGTTAGACCTTCCTTTAGACGCTGCTTCTTGATCTGCTGAAGCTCGCGTTGTGCATCGGCGTTCTTCTCAGTGATGGCGCCTTTGCCAGCAAGCCTGTCGATCTGACGCATCTCAGCTTCAAGATCGCGTATCAGTTTTTCTTGCTGCGCTTTGTTGATCTGTTCTGATAACTCCAGATCGATTGGTCTTGCTTTGATACCCATGGTCTGCATTGCTGCGTAGCCGGGTTGTACTGGCAGGCCGTCTTTGCCTGTGCCGGTGTAGCCCAAAATGTCTTGGCCGGTCACGTTGGCAATCACATTGAGCGCGCGGTCCCAGTGGTAGTTGCCAATGGCAACGGCCGGTGCAAACTGCTGCCACAACCACTTGCCGCGTTTGGCTGCGGCCTCTGCGCTGGTGTCGTTCTTGTCAACAATGTCTTTGCCAAAGAACGGGTCCTTGTTCCAGATCATTGCGCCGACTGTGTTGAGTATCGGGTTGCTTGGTGTGATCGGCTGCAAAAGCGGGACGCCGCCGGCGTTGGCGTTTGCGTCTAGCAAGTCGCCGCCCGGGAAGACCCGGCTTACGTCCAAGAACACGGGCAGGTTGGTCACGTCGTCCATGCCAAGGCGGATAGCCTTTGGTGTGGCCAGCGTGGCGCTGGCGCCCTTCATCCAAGGCGGTAGGTTTTCGCGCTCTTGCTTCTCTATCTCGCGCGCCTTGTTCCTAAATTCAGGGTCGGTTGCGTAGCGGCGGATGACGGTCCACCAGTCTTCGTCCTCACCACCGCCAAGGCTGGCAGCCATTGCGTACATGAAGGCGTTGACTGTGTACAGCGCAGCAGCCGGGGCAGCGTATCGCATTGGGTGCTCAAGCGCCGTGCGCGCCAGCACTGGCACGACCTTGTATGTGTAGCTAAAGAACGGCAGCGCAAAGTCACGAGCCAGACGCGCGCCCTTGGGCAGGTCGTCGTAGGTAAAGATAAAGTTCTGTGACCAATCGACCGCGTCTTCTACGTCGACCCCGCGCTTGCGCGCGTCACGGTAAATCAAGTAGCGGAAGAACAAGTCTTCGGCTTCGTACGCTTTGCCGGCCGGCTTGCGCAAGAAGAATGACAGGGCGTTGAACACCCGGTCAACAGCCATACCTGCTTTGGACTCCGTCATCTGGGCCATGGCCTTGAGCTGTTCTGGCAGCTGGTCCATTAACTCAGAACGGTTGAACGTGCCGCCAAACAAGCCAGCCTCTTTGGCTTCGTCAACCATGGGGTCGCCCTTGATCAGATCGCGCACTGCGCCGCCGTACTTACCGGCATCCCAGTAAGACACGCCAGCAAAGTGAGCCATGGTCAAGTTAGACAAAACGTTGTTGGCATGCGATACGGGATTGAGAACGGTCTTGCCCTCTTTCCACATCGACAAACCTTTGAGATACATCTTGAGCAAATCGTTTTGCATTGATGTGTCAAAGGTGCTGAGCTGGTCCATCACTTCTTTGGGCACCCACTTACCGGCGAGCTTGCCATAGCGGCGAACGTTTGCGGTGTCTTCAATTGTGGATGAGGGAACCTTGACGTAACCGGGTTTTTCTACGCGACTTGCGTATGATGTTGCAAGGTTTTCATACAGACGGCCAAGCGCCATGTCGCGTTGGGATTTGTTGTAGCCCATGACAAAGCGGAACATGGCATCTCGGATCTCGCCCATGTCGTCGCGCTCGGTGCGTGTGTAGTCGCGCCACATTGTCACGACGTCACTGGTCAGCGGGTCGAACGTAGGATCGCGCACTTCCCAGCCTTCGTCGAGCCAGTCTTGCACGTCAGCAACGGGCACGTTCTCAAACATACCGCGAGCCTTGAGGCTGTTGCCGGTGATGCCCTGCATTGTGCGGGTGCGGCCCATCAAACTCTTGGCCGCTTTCATCCATGCTTTTGTTTCGTCGCCAATCTTGGACTCATAGAAACGTGGCAAGTATTTGCCGTCCCAGCGGCCAGCTGCTTCCGGTGTCAGCATGCCCAAGCGCACCAGTTCTGCGGTCTGTTCGGACATGATTGATTGCATTGAAGCGGCCAAATCTAACACACGCTTGGGTGGCTTGACGCCGCGCTTGAGTTCGCCCTCGATCACATCGCTGATCATCTGGCGCTCTTGCTCTGGCAAGTCTTTGAGGTTCTTGGCCACGTCGACCGTGAGGGCCTGCGCCTTCTCAACTTCGGTCTTCATCTTGCGCAGCGCGCGGCTCAGCTCAGGGCTGACTGGCTTCATGCCAATTCTGTCTAGTACGTTGTTGGCCACATCGGCCACCAGACGGTAGGCCTTGGCGCCTGCACCAAAGCGGAAGCGGCCGGTGGCATCGCGGCTGAGGATCCAACCCTCAGTCTGGCGATTGCTGAACATCATGTCAGCTGGGTTTTCTTGGCGCCACTGCGAGGCGGCTAAGACAAAGGCGTCAAAATCTTTGTCGCCAAACTCATCTATCGTTTTGTAGCCAGCCTCTTCGGCCTTCTCTTGCAGAAAGACCTGTTGCTGCTTGGCGTCTTCCGAAAGCTCTCTTTGTTTTACCGAGTAGCTTGGCCCTTCAAACTGACCCCGGCCTCGGCCTTCGCCAACAGCGCGCGTTTCGTCGCCAATAGTTTGGCCTGTGCTTCGGCCTTCTGGGCCGGTGTTAAAACCACGGGTGGTTGCGTCGTAGACCGCTTGGTTGATGCGCCCTGCTTCAAGTTCTTTGTCTGTTGCATTTTGAAATTTCTCCCTCAAACCTTCTCTACTGACCACTGGAATTTCTTCAAGTGGAACTACGGCAAAGTTACCGTTGCCTCGGCTGTTGTCGACCGCGACAATGTCGAACAATGGGTTGTCTGCAAAATCTCCTTGCAGCTTGAGCACCGTTTCGTTTGATCCTGCGTGGCCTTTTACCAAAGCATCAAGCGCAACAGTGCGCCCGTTCTTTGGGTCCATGGCTCGCTTGAATACCCCGGCAACTAGAGAGTCGACAGGTTCGCGATATACATAAGCAATCATAACTGCTTGGCCAGAATCAAGAGCAAGCTGGATATTGCGCACGGCCTTGGCGTAACCAGACAGCGTGCCGTCAAGAATTGTGTTGGCTCGGTTGAACACATCGTCTAGCAAGGTCTCGGCACTGGACTTGCCGGAGCCGCCGCCACCGGCCATAAACAGCACAAGGCCGCCCGGTCTCTCGCGCATTTCTTGCATGCGTTTTTCAAACAGTTGCTGAGTAAAGGCGCTGGCTGCTTCGTGCACTTCAGGCGCGCGGTTGCGATCGGCCCTGTATTCCGGCGACAGCAGGCGTGCCAGATCGGTGTCAAGCAGGCGGCCTTTTTTGGTGCCGTTGATTGCGCTGTACTCTTCAACAGCTGCGTCAAAGTCAGAAAAGATTTTTTGTTCAAGCAGCCTGTTGAGGTCGTCTTCTCTGGCGCTGAACGCAATCGGTGCGCCGGTGATGTCTTTGCCATCTTCGCTGAACGTGGCGTTCTTGGCCAACACCAAAGGGCCGATCTGGATCACCTCGTCGGCGCTCAGAACTGGGCGCATGGTGTCGCGGTCGTAGAAGTAGCTGTGGCGGAATGGGTCCATGCCGACCTGTGTCCAAGCCGAGTCTTTGATGGCGGCATCAGCCCGAACCTTTGCGGCTTGGTTGCTGATGGGTTTCCACTTACCAAGCATGGTGGCAATCGTGCCCTTGCTTGTACCCTGTGCAATCTTGATTGCCGCCTTTTGGTTCATGCCAAAAGTTACGTCGGTCATTGATGCTACGGATTCGTAGCCAATGACAGTGCCTGCGTCATACGCTGCTTGCACTTCACGGTTGGTGGACTTAGGTGTGTGAATGCTGACCACCCACGAGTCATGCTCTTGGTACGAAGGGATGTCCAAGCGCAGTTGGGCAAAGTCGCCTTTGGCCAAGGTGCTTGATGGCAGGCCATACTTGGCCGCCTTCTCCGGGCTTTGACCACGGCCATTGGCCAAAGCATATTTAGCGTCGGCTGGTGTTGTGAGCGCAGGGACTTTTTCGTACGGATAGACCGGGCGAAGGTCGTCGACCATGGCGTTGTATTCGTCTTGGGTAATCTTGCCTTCTTGCAAGTCGGTGACGGCTTGCTGCAATTCGTCGGTTCGCTTGAATCGATCAGAGCTAACGTTGGACACGCGGCTTGCTGCCGCATTCTTTTGTTCGCGGCGGCTAAGGCTAGGTGCAATTACTTTACGGGCTACGATGCCAAGGCCAACATCAAGCTCGGTTGCATATCGAACCGGGTTTTCTACGGGGTATAAATATTTAACGCCGCCCGGGGCAATGTCAAACTTAGAATCTTTGGGCACCAAAGTTTGATCTCGATATTGATCAAATTGTTTTTGAGTAGTTACTTTTATAGGCTCGCCAATTGTTACCGCGCCAATTGCTTTAGCAGGGCCGTCGCCAGTTCTAACAATGGCAACTCGTTTTCCTACGTAGGGGCGAAGCGAATCCGAAGCCCTAGTTTCTAAAGTTTTTTGGCCGTCAACAATTTTATCTGCGTATTGATTTTCACCGTCTTGATTGACATTAATGCCAATGCTTTCAGTTTGTTCGCGTCGGCTAAGTGCTGGCGCCCCACCTCCGGCCTCAGCAAGCGCGGTTGCCCGAGCAGGCAAGTACTGAGCCAGCCCACCTTCAAGCAGGAATTCTTTAAGGGCGGGTATCCCCTTAACCGTGATGCTCTTACCGTCAGCACCAGTGAACGTGTATTTACATGTTGCCATGTGATCAGGCTCCCAGCTCCTGATCGATCAAGAGCATGCCCGCTTTGTCGCCATCTACTAGCTGGATGCGTGCAAGCAAGTCGCCGTACTCGCCAACGCTGGTACGCTGGAGCTCCAGAAACTGAAGCAAAAACTGTTGGACCACGGGGTCGCTGCTGGTCTCGGAGTACATATTTTTGTAAGTGTTATACAGCTCAAGCTCAGTTTCATAGGCCAATTCCATGGCATCAGAAAACGATTTGATTGAATCATCCATGGCCTCAATCATTGGGACCTTGGCCACGGTGCCTACATCGTTTTGAAATTGTGCGTGCAGTTGGTAGTGATCCAACTCGGCTTCGCTTTCTTTCAAAAAGAATTTCATCGCGCCAAGGTAACCAAGGCGCTGCACCTGATTGGCGATGTGTTTGTACAGGTTTGCTGCGTAAAGCTCAGCGTGAATTGCGTCGTCAAGCATGCGCTTGATGTCAGCGGAGATGATCATTGTTGGTGTCATGGTAGGCCCTTATTTGCAATTGATTTCGACTAAGCCAGCTGTGTCCAGCTCGTCGAGGATGTCGAGAAAATTGTCCTGCATGTATTGAATTTGAGCCGCGTCTGACCGCCGCGCAATCACGGCTTGAACGTTTGTCTTGGCAAGGCCTCGACCATCCAGCTTAGTAAACAGATTGACAAGGGGCATAGCATTTGCCCTGCTGTCTAAAGTTTTTTCGGTTCTTGCTCGGATGAGGTCTGATCGCTCTTGTCCTTGGAACGGACCCAACCTTTGACCCGCGCCGCCAACCGGTCCAGTTGTTCCGGCGTTTTGCTTTCCAGCCATTTGTCGTGCTGGTCCTGATCCTGATTTGGCTGCTGTGTTGATTCGTTTAGCATCGAAGCCTTCTTTCTTTAGGAGAGATTGTGCCGCACCAGCGTAGTCTTGGCTAGTCACGCGGAGCCTTACGCCCAGCTTTTTATAGAGCTCTTGTTCAGGGTACCAGATCAAGGCTTGCAACGCGGCCGGCGGCACGCGCTTACCAGTTTGCTTTTCAACCAGATCTACCATCTCGCGAACAACGCTGCGCAAACGCTGGCGTTCACCGCCACTGGACGGGGCGTCCGTAGGCTTATCTGCTGATTTTAATATGGACCCAGCTGCGCCAACCAATGCGGTCTTCTTGCGCGTGCCAGCGTCAAACTTGGCGCGCTCTTTGATGAACTGCCTGTTGTGCAAACTGAACACCTTGCGCGCCAAAGCAATTGCGCCTTCGTCGGTTTGTTGCGCGGCAGCAACATCTTCTGGTTTGAAGTCTGCGGCGTAAACGCCCTCGGCCGATGAGCCTGTCTCAGCCAAAGCAGCGCGCAGCTTGGCCACTTGTTTGGGAAACAGGGCCGGGTCAAACGCTGGCAGCGTGCCACTTAAACGGCCGACGGTGCGCATGAACCACATGTCCATGGTCACGGGTTCAAAGTTGCCGGTCAAGTTGCTGTAAAAGCCAAAGCCAATCTTGGGTCCAAACACAGCGGACCCTAAAACCGTTTCGCCCATTGACTCGCCACCAATCTTAAAGCCCATGCCTTCGAGATCCCGCTTGGTCAATTCAGTTTGTAAGAACCTGCGCAGATCAGGGGCGCCCAATTCTCTTAGCAAGCTGTTGGCCAGCGCAAAATTCTTGGCCATCGCTGGCGCAGACTTGCCAGTGCCCTGCTCTGGAAATGCGCCCGTATCCGTTTTGCGAAGGGCTTCGCGGAACGCTTCGTATTGATTTGACGCATAGCGCAAGTTGTCTTCTACGTTCATGGTCTGCGACGAGATGGCCACGGCCATCAAAAATGCATTGCGCGCGTCTGGGTCTGTGTTTAGTTCGGGGTACTTGACAGCCATGACACGCAGCGTTTTAGCTACAGTCTCGTCGTACCATTCGACAGCATTGCCCGCGCTGCGAATTGCGCCAACAGCCTCGGCTGCCAGCATGCGTGCCAGCGTGCTGCGGTCGTCGGCCTTGTTAAGGTCAAGCACCGGCATGCCCGCGTCACGGTAGCGCTGGTCAAGCCATTGCACAACTTCCGGAATGCCGCCAACTTTAGGCGCATCAAACGCATCGCTTTTGGTTTTGCCTGTCATCAAACCTAGAACAGAAGCGTCGTATTGTTCCTTGGACAAACCAAGCGCGTCGGCCACATTGCGGAACGTACCGAGATCGGTTGGCTTTTCTTCAACAGGCTCTGCTTGTTTATCGCTAAACCTGACGGTGCTGCCGATGCGCTCCAGCTCTGTGTTGGCCGCGTCGCGTGAGGCAACGGGGATCTCCAGATTGCCAGCAGCAACACGGGCGCCCGGTACACGGGATGCCTCGATAGTGGCCAGCTCTTTGGAAAGGAGACCCTTCTTCAGCGTTGTTGGTTCGGCTGCAACAGGGGCTGGGGCGCCAGCCACGCGGCCTATAGACTTGACAGGTACGGCCGAATGGCGCGGACCCAACAGGACGACAGCAGCTTGATTGTTCCCGAAAGGGGCAATGTAACCGTCAAAACCCCCGTTAATTACTGCGGATTCGAAGGCGTTGAAGTTTCCTTTGACCGGGAGTATCTGCGTTTGGGGGTCGTAGATGTTGTTGAGTCGGACTTCGTGGGCGATGCCTCCGACTCCGGACTCGGGGCGGACGCCGGAGCCTTGGTCAACATAGAAATAAACGCGGTTTTTGAGGCGAGGATCTGGGCTACCGTCCAGTCGATCGCGCTCTGCACCTTTGAGACCAGTCCCATAATAAGCTCCATTTAACGAAGTGCGGGCTTCGGTTGAGTAGTGGCGGGCGAGGACTGAGATGGCGCCTTCGCGGGCTGTTCCATACTCTGGGGTTTCACCGCGCCCATCTCCACCAGCGAGTTGTCGAGTTGACGCTGTAGGCCCTGATACGCCTTCACCGCCTGTGGTGCTAATGCTTCCATTTAAAGTTCCTTTGTTATACGCGACGAGTGCGTCGCGGGCTATTGCCTTTGCCTTGTTTAAATCACGCAGGTAGGTGTCGACTTTGGCAGATTCTTTTCTGCCTTGAGTTGACGTGCCCTTAAGCGTGTCAATCAAATTGTCAATGATCTTAATCCATTTGTCGACAAAACCTTTAAAGCCTTGTGGGTCAGCAGCTGCCACGTCCTGCCAGAACTTTTTGTCTGTGGCCCGGTTGCCTAGGAAATCGGCAACCATTTCGGACCGCAGGGTCTTGCCGGCCATTGCTTCTTGCAAGCGTTGTTCCCGCGCAACAGGATCGGCGATTGCGCCCAGCTCTTCCTTCATCAGGAAGTTTTCAAGGTATGCGCGTTTACCCGCATCGGTCATCTCGTCAAAGATGCCGTCCATGCTGGCCACGTATTGCTGAGCGGCCGTGTTGGTTTGGCCTTGCTTGGCTTCCAGTTTTGCAAGCTGTTCAACCGTGTGATGGAATTCGTGTAGGCCTGTGCGCGCAACGTTGGTGTCAACGTTGGCTGTGTTAATGAAGGCCGCGCCGCCAATGGCCACGCCGTTTATGGCGTTGGCTCGGTCGTCGTTATAAGCGTAAACCCTAGCACCAAACTGGCTATTCAGCGCTTGAGCGATTTCATTGACTGCGCTGTCCAGTGCTACTGGAGACGCATTGAAAACCGCTGGGCTTTCTACACCGTTGGAAGTAGCCCACCTGTCGATAACATCTTGTGCAGTTGCTCTCGCTCCTGCTGCGGCAGACTCTCCTCCCACTGGCGCAATTGCGGCACCAGACACTTCCGATTCTGGGAGGGTAAGGGTTTTGTCGGCGGTGATGGTTTGGGTTGCTGCATCGGCTGATAGTACGGCAGGGACGTTTGTAAGTCCAGTGGCTGGGGTAGTACCAGCCACTTCCGCTTGACGCGCTGTGAGCTCAACTGACGCGCCTCTGCGGGTAATTGCAGGGATGGTCTCGTCAGTAGTGATGGCCTGAAGCTGGTCGTTGGACAGTTGCGAAACCGCAACACCTTGGATCTTTTGTGGACGCGGTGCAGTCAAACGCAACTTGTCCAAACCAAACTGTTGTTCTGTAGCAACGCTTGGTTCGGGCAACGTTAGGGCCTGCATTGTGTCAAGGGCAGGCAACGGCTCGTTGGGATCAAACGTTGGCTCGATCCGGCCAAGGGTATCTACGGCCGGCAACGGCGGGGGTTCAATTGCAACAGGCGCAAGCGGCTTGGGTGTGATCTCCAGCGATCCGGCCAATTCATTTGCCGAGGTGACCGCGTCGTCAACCGAGGTTGATTGCAAAACGCGTGATGGGTCTGACGTTTGCAGCGGGCTGATCAACCGGGCGTCGTATGTCTGGGGACTTAATAGGTTACGGGCAGTTTGGTCAATACCTGTAAACTGGGTATTGGCAACGTTCTGTTCAATAGCCCGGGCAATCTGCGCGTTGGGGTCGTAGGCGCCCGTAGCAATGCCGGCAACTTGCGGCGTTGACATGACCGTGCCCGTAGCTGCGCCAATCACAGCGGCCTCACCAAGATCTTTGCTTAGCTCAATGTCTTTGCCTTGGAAAAACTTGTCAAGCACGTTGCCGCCAAATTGGGCAACCGTTTCTTCAACGGCGTTGGTAATGCCGTTGGCTGTGATTGCAACACCTGACTGCGCCAGTCTCTGTCCAGTAATTGCCCAGATGGCGTTTTGCTTTGCAACCGATAGGCCTTTAAACGTGTCGCCCAATTTGTCAAAAACTTTTAACGGCAACATCTCTGTGCCGATTTCAATTGCGCCCTTGGTTACAGCTACCCGAGAGTCATCGCCCTGCGCGTAGCTTTGGCCAGCCGCTGTGCCGCCCATGCTGCCCAGCAAGGCTACGCGAAGCGGAGGTACAAAAGCCGCAGCCAATTGCTGTGCCATTTGAGGGGAGTTAGCCGCCAGCTTGGACATAAGCCACGGGCCAAACTCTTCGTTTTTCCACGCGCCTTCCATGCTGCGGGTGCCAATCTTAGGCATGTAATCTTGAGTGCTTTTGGCAAGGTATTCAGTACCAAACGCGGTAGGCGCTCTGGCCAAAGGTTTTAGACCGGCCAATTGCAAAACGGGGTTGACAACACTTTGGTTGATAAAGTCGGCCGCTACGCTTGGAATGTTTAAGGTGCCGCTAAGCAAACCCGCTGAACCGGCAGCAGCGCTGGCAAGCAAAGGGCTTTCTTCAGCAGAGCGTTGGCGACGCGCAGTTTCAACATCTTGCTGTAACAGCTCGTCGCTCTTTAACCGTTGAACCAGTTGGTCAAAAGTTTCGGCGCCTTGGGCTTCGCGAGCTTTGGCAACAGTAAGCGCGGGGCCCGGCTCAACCGGTACGCGCCCCATGCGCATTTGGTCGGCCTTGGCCACAGTCTCGCGACTGATAGGTCCTGCGCCATAGCCCAAGCGCTTGTCAATTTCGGCCTGTTGCTGTTGAGCTGTTAACGCAGGCGCTGTCTCCAACACGCTTTTGTAGGGCGTGACTTTTTCCACAAAGGCGGGAACGATCCCACTAACCGTGCCTTTGATAGCCTCGGCCGCGCGCGACAGCACGCCCGGTGGCTCTTTTGGTTTAACAGGTGCAGGCGCGGGTGCAGGCGCGGGTGCAGGGGCTTCCTCCACTGGCGCCGCTTTGGGGGCAGCAACCCGACTCGTCAGGTGGCTTATGATTTCGTCGTCGCTAACGCCGTCCTTACGAGCGCTATCAACGTCGAAGTTTCTTTTGCTGGCAAGGTAGTCAGCAATCTCGGCCGGGCTGTATCCGTCCTTTAAAGCACCTTGAACGTCAAATGCCATGAGGGTCCTTAGTCGTTTACTGCTTTGTCGCGTTCGTATTTCGTCAGGTCTTTGGGACCGCTGCTAGGCACAACAAGCTGGCCGCGTAAACGCGCTTCTGCTTGTTTGCGCTTTTCAGCTTCCGGCAGTTTGGCAAACTTGTAATCATCTTTGGCCATCTTGGTAACCAAGTTGGACACGGTCTTGTCGTAGTCCGCCGCTTTACCAAGCACCCTCTCACTGCTGTCAGACATGATTGCAACTTTGTTACCGTCGCTGTTGGTGTAGGTGCTGCGTACTGTAATTTTGCCAGCGCCACCGGATGGTTTGTCTTTGACAGCGTCAGCCTTAATTTCAGCTATCTTAATGTCACCCGCTTTAGCGGCTTTCGACAATTTGCCCGTGCCTTCGAGATAGTCGTCGCTCTCTGACAGCGTTTTTGTTTCTGTAATTTTGGCTGCCGTGGCGGCCGTTGCTTTCTTACCTTCCAAAGCCTTGTTTTGTTCAAACTCAACGTCCCCGGCTTTGGCGTTAATAGGAGCCAGAGTTTCTCTAGTTTTAGCTGCGGCTGTGCCTTCTGCAACCAGCGCCCTAGCCTTGGCTTCTGGCACACCGGCTTTTATCAAAGCGTCAAATTTATCGGCCTCTGCTTTAGCCGTTGCTTCCAAATACGCAGGGGTCTGGACGCGGGCTTCTTCGGTAAGACGATCCGAAACATCACGCCCGCGCTTGATCTCATCGATGCGCAATTGCTTTTCGGTTTCAGCCTCCAAGAGCTGTTTCCTTAAATCCAGCTCGCCCTGCTTTTTCATTTCCATGTCAGCTGCCTTGCCGTAGCCTTCAGCTGTGCGGCCCATGACGCTGCTAATCAAGCCACCAAAACTAGCCATATCAAGCCCCCATCTGCTGCGGTGCAGCCGGAATGTTCTCGTCGCTGTATTGGTTCAACATCTGTTCCATCTTGTCCGGCGCAACGCCAAACTTTTCTAAGATGATGGCCATCATGATTTGTATGGCGTTTCCAATATCACCGTTGGTTGGGTTGGCCAGCTTAGTATTTCGCATGAAGTCAACCGCTTCCATAAGCAACTTAACGCCGGCCGGGATGATCACCTCGGGCGGCATCGTTTCGTTTGATTCTTTGAAAAGCAACAGCATTAAACCAGCGACGCCTTGGCCAAGGCGTTGATCTATAGGGCCTTCCTTTTGCAATTCTTTCAACATCATGCGGTGACTCTCTTTGGAGTACATCACCTTCATGCCGGCAACGACCACGCGGTCGTAAGCCTCCTGTAACTCAGGCGGCATTTGGATGTTGTCGGATACGTCTTTCGTTGAAAGGTCGTCGCCATCTGGTCGGCCCATGCCGTCTTGAATAATTCCTGTTGCCATGGTGTTCTCCTTATGCTGGGCGTGTTTGCATGTTGCTGGCCACAAGCCCGGGGGCTTGTGCGTTGGCGTTGGGGTTAACTGCTATGTTGGATTGCGGGCTTACTGACGTATAGCGATTAGTCATGTTAAGGCGGCGTTGCTTTTCTTTTGCAATAGCCAACTGAATTTCTTGCGCTTTTGCGTCAGCATAACCAGTGTTGGCTTCCAGCGCTGCAATCTCAGAGTCGGTCTTGCCGCTTAAGTAATCAGTTAGACCACCGATTGCTTGAGCCGCAACATAGGCACCTGTTGGATTGTTCTTCAACATGTCCATGGCGCCTGAACCAACAGCGCCGGCGGCGTCTATTAAGTTGCCCTTTTTCAAAGATTCCGCAAACGTGTCTTTATATGGCCCATAAGAGGTGGGGGGTTTAACGCCGGGGGCGTAAGACATTTCGGGAAGTTTATTGCCAAGTATGTCCATACCGGGTTTAGCAAGCGGATCGACAGCGGGGTTCATGTTCAAAGACCGGGTGCCGCCGCCGGCAACGGGGACATCCGCGCCACCGCCACCGCCACCGGGAACGTTAACGTCAAGGTTCTTAGTATTTAAAGCAGCGTCATTAGATTGGAGCTTGATGTCTGCCGCGCTTGAGGGAACCTCAGCAACTGGTTTAACTTCGGGCGCGCCGGTTGGAGTCTGAGATAAAGTAGCCTCAGCACCTGTTTTAGCGGCGTCCATACCAAAAGTCTCGCCAACAGTGCCGGATTTAAACAAGCCTGCGCTTTCAGCAGCCATGCCTACACCGCCGGCGATACCCGCGATCATGCCAATCTTTGATAAGGTCTTATTGCCCGTCACGTTGCCAATTAGGCTCAGGGCCGCGCCAGCAAAGGTGATGCCTTGCATCAAAGTCATTGCAGCAAACGTGCCGGCAGCCGCGTAAGTGCCCGCCATTGTCGAGATCGCAATGATCGCGCTGATTGGTTCGTTCTTTTCGCCGTAAGCTGCCCCGCCGGTGGGGTCACCGATAGGATGGTCAGCCGCCATTGCCCGGGTTTGTGTCCGGGTCAAATAAAATTTCTTAATCATAGTTTCCTCTCAAATGGTAGGCTGCCAAGCAGGTAGTACTCAACGTTCCCGTCTTTCCAAGTGGGTTTGAACCCAAGTCGTGTTACAAACATTTTTTGATCCGCGTGCCCGTGCGCTATGCGCGTAGTCAAAAAGCCATGTCTTTCAAACATTGGTTTGAGAAAAGACCTGATTGACCCACGCATGCTGCCCTTGGGCCGCCAGTCAGGAACAAGCGCAAAGTGCACCTCGGTCCCCTTAGCCACCATCGTACAAACATGGCGCCCTTCAAAATCAAACGGGACGATTTCCCAATCAGCAAAATACTCAAGGATCTCATAACGAGACAGCGCTGTGCCCTTACGAATCGAAGAGATAATCGGTTCGAGAAAAGCTTCGCGTGTCATGTAAAGACCAACAAGTCTTTAAGCCCGGGGATGCCAGACGTTGCGCTCAAAATTCCAAGCGCAGTTTTTAATTGCGCTTTTTGATCGTTGACCGCTGCGGTTACTTGGGTCGTATCTAAGTCAGGGTTGGCCATAAGATCCGCAATGTTCTTAGACACTTGCTGGAAAATATCGTTTGCGCTTTGTGACGCCTGCATTTGGTTCTTGTACCTAGCTTCAGTTGCGGCCAAGTCTTTACGGGTCGAGGCATCAATGTTTTGCAACTCAATCTTGGTATTTGAATCAGCGTTAGCCAAAGCAATTTTCATTGACTGGTCCATCATGTTTTGAACAGTGCTGTTCAAAGCCGTGGAGTATTGCTTAGACACATCGGTCTGCACGCCGGCCGTAAACTGGGCGGCTTGGTTTTGATTGGCCGCGTTGTTTAAGGCCGCTTGGTTCTTGGCGCCAGCAGTAAATTGAGACGCTTGGTTCTGCGCGCCCGCATTGGCCAAAGCCGCTTGATTTGCAGCGGCCGCGCCAAACTGCAAACCGGTGTTTGTTTGGCCGGTGTTGAACTGGGCGTTCTGGTTGGCCAAATTAGTGTTGAGCTGACCAGCGTTGGCAAAAGTCGTAGCGTCCTGCGACGCAATTGGCAGAGCTTGTTTGATAACGGCCTCTTGACCAGCGCCTATGGCCATGCTTGAATTGGTCAAACCGCGTTGGTTCATCTGGGCTAAAGAAGCTGCCCGAGCCTGTTGAAGCAAGGGCGAGTTAGCTGCAAGAATTCCGGTTAACTGACCCTGAACGGTTTCATTGCTTTGGGGAGTCAATGAAGTTAGGGCCGCGTTACCAGCGGTGTACCCGGTAGCCGCTGCGTTTGAGGCGTCGTAACCCGAAGCGCCAGCTGTCGCGGCGTTATACCCGGTCGCCTGCGGTGCCGACATAGCCTTTGTGGCCGCAGTAAGCAGGTTAGACCCGGTGTTGGTGTTTAGATCGAATGGATTGTTTGCTATAGCCATATTTGCTCCACAAATGAGAAAGCCGCGTGACGCGGCTTCTTGCGGGCGCACGAGCCCCGCACAGATTTTACTTTAATAACCGGGTTGGTCAAGATAAAAATAACTCCCTTTCGGCCACCCGCCGCTTGACAAGCCCGGGCAGTACTTTGCCCCCGCCCTTGGTCCAAACCATGAAAGCCTCTGCTGCGCCCTCCCAATCCCCCCGGTTGGCCTTCATCCGGATTGTGCTGCGCTGGAGGTTACCTAATCCAAAATTAAAGGATATAGATACCAAAGCGTCAAAGCGACCTTGATGCCCAGCACAGCCGGGAACAAGTCGTAGAACACCACGTTCAAAAGACGCAACGTCATCAGCGAATAGTTTGTTGATTTCTTCTTTTGTCCAAACACGGTTGTCCTCCGATTGCAAAGGGTGCTCACTGCGGATCACGCCAGCGTAACCCTCCTTGCGCACCATGGGCAGCTTGATCTGGTCTTGGTACAACACATGCCCAAAACCAATTGTCCAAATGTTGGCCGGGCATAGGTAGGGTTTACTCCTACACCCTTCAAAGCGGTGCATCAAATCAGCACCGGCTTTGCTCAATTTCATTTCTTGCTCCATCCGCGTGAGCCAAACCAGAATCCAATGATGCCGCCAAGCATGGCCATCTCATCGGGGCTAAAGATGATGTCGGTGTATCGCAGAACGTCGTCCATGTTCTGGATAAGGTTTGGGTTTGAGTACAGGTAGTAGCACAAGAAGGTATTGATGCACACCAGCTCAAGCACAAAAATGTAGGTTATTGTGGGGCGAACCGTGCCCACGTAGCTGGCCACCCATGTTGACGCTTTTGCCAACACTGCCTTGTCGTGCTCTTGGGCGCCTTGCACCATCTCAGCCTCAGCCTCGGCCATCTGTGCTTGGGTCTGCAAAGCCACCTGCTCGGTGCGGATCTCTTCCACTCGGGCTTGAGCGGCAAACCCCGCAGCGGCCAGCTGAAGCTCTCGCTCGGTTTGGACAGCAGCCAAAGCCAGCTCGTGCTTTTGGTCAGCTTTATTCTGGAAATACTCCAGCAGTTTGGGCAAGCCTGAAATCAACAGACCGCCAAGAGTTGAGAATAGTGAAAGCATTATTTTTCTCCAAGTTAATTTTTACATCTACACAAATTGCTTCAACCGTTTTGTTTTGCTTGATAAGTTCATTTTTCTGTTGTGCAATTTCTTGCTCACATTTTTTCTCGTTTAACGTGTAACTCTCTGATTGAAAAAAGGCACACTCCATTCCGATGCAAATGTATAGGACGGGAATATAAATTATCATTTACCTTCCTTTTTAGAGATCAGAAAATTGATGATTTGTTTGGAATCATCGGCGGGCAAAATATACAACAAGCCTAGCAACCAATCGATTGCAAGAACAACAGCGCAGCACTTGATGAAACGATCAATCCCAAGTCGCCAGTCAGCGCCAACATCAAACCATTTAAATATCTCAAACACATCAGCCGCATCTTCTTGTTTTTTCGCAGAAGTCTATGAGTTCGCTTACGCCAACAAAAGCAAAGAACGCCACAAAGAAAAGAAAACCTATTGCCAAAGCAATCTCGGTCACCTCTTCCTCTTTTTGTTTGGCTTTCTTTTCCTCGGCTTTCAGCGCACTAATCTCTTTGGCATCAGCTAAGTTCATTTCAGCTTCGCGCGCTTTGATCTTGTTCCACACGTCTATCTTGCCGGTCTGCATGAAAAGCATTTTTAGCTCTTCCTCAAAAGCACGGGCTTGCTCCAAAGCCATCTCGATCTGGAGAGCCGTCCCCATGTTCGATTTATTTTTGGAACGCTTGGCCTCAAGCATGGATTTTGTGGCCACACTTTTTGCGTCAAACAGCTTCCCAATCATGGGCGCCAAACTTGATAAATCGTTGGCGACCTTCGCCGCCTTCTTGACCAACGAGATAGCCGACTGTATGCCCGCAAGCGCGGTGATCGGATCAATCATTTTCTTTCAACCTTTTTCCATTCAAGGCAAATTACTTTGCGGTTATAAACATCACCGGTCCACGACCATCGGACACAACGGTATTCAGCCTTGTCTTTGCTAACAGCTATCGGTAGAAAAAGAAAAGCCGTGAGGATTAAACATCTCACGGCTCAACGGCCTTGTCTTCTTTACGGTTCTGTTGTTGGATTTCTTTACGTAGTTTTTCCATCTTCTCAATCTGCTGCTTGGCCTCGTGCTTTGTTTGCAGCACGTCCATGTACAACAGCCCGAGAAGCGGGAGCAACAGACCCGCCAAAACCAACGCCGCTATCCAACCCATCACTGTCCACCAGTCTTGCTCAAGAGGCCGAGGAGTATCCACATATACAGGAGGCCTAGGATAGTCACCAGTAGATATACCTGCCGTTCGTTTAGGAGCCGCTCCTTTTCTTTGCGTTGCCATGATTCAGCATCTCGCTTCTTTCTTGCCTTGTCTTGCTCGGCCTTAATAATGTCACGCATCTCGAACGTTCGGCTGTACAGGGCCCCCATCTCTTTAGGAGCGCCGTATACCATCGCCTCTCGTATTTCCACTTCCAGCGCCGTAAACTGATCTTGAACCATGAGCCGCTTTAAGGCGGCCTCCATTAAATTTGCGTCAGGATCGTAAACGTTTTTTGATCGTTCTTCTTCGGCCCTTATGTGCTCAGCAAGCTGTTCTTGCAATTTGAAGAAATGGGAAAGTTGGGTGACGATGTCTGATAGGACTTGCGTTTCGTCGACGGCAACGTAAGCCTCTTTCTTTTTCGCCACAGACTTGGGGCTTGCGGTGGGCGTTGTTCCGAAGAGCTTTGACCAGAACCCTCTGACTGCTTTGACATCTGAAGCAACTTCATCAACCGTTTTCTTAATTTCCATGAAAGACGTTTTGGCGTCTTTATACAGCTTGCATCCCTGCTTAATTGCGGCAACACAGGTATTGGCTGCCAGAAGGATGCTGAGCGGATCCACATCGTTACAGCCCTAAAAGTTTTTTCACAAACTCGGCTGCAACACCGGGTCCAAGCAAGACGGCCAAGATCACTGCGTACAAAAGGTACTCAATCTTGGTCATACGCTGGTCCCCTTTTTTCAGGGACATTGATATAGCGTTGTATCGTTCTGCGCAAATGGCTTCGTGCACGGCTACCCTCTTATCGATGTCGGCTTCCATTTATCATTCCGGTTTAGTTGGCCAAGTGATTGTCCAAGGGAAGCCCACTTGTGTTGGCACGTCGCGCAGCGCTTGACAGTAATCCTTCCACTCTTGTGAGGGTGTCAGGTCACTGCGAAAACGCCAGTCAGTATCAGCAAGCAATTTGTTGCGCTCAAAGCGCATTAAGTTGCTTTGGAATTGCTGAGAGGCCTTGGCTGTAAATTCTTTGTCAACATCAGCAACAACCCAGCCTGTGCCAACCCAACAACGTTGAGACTCGTTGTAAACAATCTCCGTCAGCGACTCTTCAATCACATCGCCTTCAGGCGTTAAGAGTTGATAGTTAGACATTTCAAGTCATCCCAAAAAGATTTGCCGTCGAACCAATCACATTGCCTTTTGTCCCGGGCACCACTGTTGCGCGATTGTCAAAGTTGCCGCCCGATGAGTAGTTAGAAGTTAATTGATAAGTGCCCTTTGTAGTAAGCCGCACAGATCCATCAGCACTTACAGAATTCAAGGCCACACCCACAACAGACTTGCGCAAATTGTTGATCGTGTACGAACTAGGTTGGGACGACATAACCTTGCGCGAGACATGTATATTTCCGCTTGTAAAAAAGCTATAAATACTGGTTTGACTATTAGACGTTTGTACTACGATTACACTGCCGGATGTTGCGCCTGACATGTCGCAAACCAAATATTTTTGATCATAAGATGTGCTGTCATCATTGTTGCCCACATTAAAGACACCAAAAAAACCACCACCAAAATAAGTTGCATCTGGTCCGCACATAGCTACTGAGTTACTGCCTGCTGAATTCCCCCCTGAAACGGCGTTGTTTGAAATATTTCCACCCGCGTCTGAAAAAGTCAAAAGCCTAATGCTGCCGCTACTCCAAATTACAGTGGCAAAACCAGAACCAAAGCGACACAAACCGGGCCAAGTTGTTGACGAATTTGGAGCGTTTGAAGTCAAATTGATGTTACTAATCAGAGACAAATCAGAATTGCACAAATAAGCGTGAAGATATGATGTGCTGTTGTTCGCGTAGATTTTTACTATTTTTCCGCCAGACAACTCTATGACATTATTGTCATCAAAATTTCCTCTAGCAAGGTTAGTTCCGGAGCTGGCTATGTTGACTTGTGAACCAACTCTGACACCACTAGAGTCGTATTTAGATATTGAACTTCTGTTGTTTTGAGCGCTGTACCAACCCACCACAAAACCGCCAGCCGCCAAAGGACAAACAGAAAAGTAAAAGGCATTGCTACTGGCTTCGACAGCTGTTGTAGATCCTTGCAGCGTGCCTGATGAGTTGTATCGCCGAAAACTCAAAGGGTAAGGATTAACAGACCCGTTTCTCAAAATGACAAATTCGCCATTGCTTAAATGTGAAAGCGTCCAGTACTCAGGGGTGCTGCTTTGAGAGTCTGTAAAAACCTCAAATTCCGCAGCTACTGGTGTGCCATCATTGTTGTAAATTCTAGCTTTGACTGTAGTGCTAAAAGCCCAAGCGACAACAAATTTGTTTTGTCCGGGCAGTGAAGAAACTCTTGTGCAAGCTACGCTTGCATCCGTAGAAACTTTAACTCTGGAAATAACTGTGCCGTTACCAATATTGCGAACTACAAAATTTACATCACTGCTTTGAGTAGTTCCGTCGCCGGCATAAGTGTGAACAATATTTCCATTACTTAACTCACAAGAGGACCTATATCGATAGCCGGTATTGGGTCCGTAACTTCCGCTAGACTCAAAATTTGAAGAAGCAGAAATAGTCGTTGCGCCCGCAGTGGTTGAATTGTTTGTACTAAAAGCAAGATCTACGTTTGCTTTTACCGCCCGGCCACCATCAGTATTGATGACAAGATCCCCGGCCGCAATCGTTGCTCCGGCAGTCATTGTGACGACACCTAAATCGTCCGTTTGTGTTGATGCTATGCGTCCCATGATTAGTCCTCGTATCCGTAAACATTGACAGAAACATCTGCTGTACTAGCAAATGCCACCAAATTCTTTGTTGCAGAAGCAACAACGCCTGTTCGCTCAATCACACCATTGCCTTCAAGCACGGTGTCGTACTCAATGTACTCAGCGTTAGTTGGTGTTCCAGAAGCGGCCACAGCCAATCTAATTGTGGCTTGTGTTGAACTGCGATTGCACACACTCACATTGAATGTTCCAATCTTCGCAACAGGCACGGTGTAAACCGTGGTGTTTGTCGTTGCGGCCAAAGCTGATTGACCTAGTGTTCCTGATGCCATGGTAAGAGCTCCTATTAAAAGCCAGAAAAGAAATAACCTTTTGCGTTAGAAAAACTAACGGCCGCGTCAGCCCAAGTTGGCGCAGCCGCGCCCGCAGAAGTAAGCACTTGGCCCGACGTACCCGCAGCCAGCATCTGTGTTGTGCCTGCGGCTGATTGGTAAGGGATCGTGCCAGCAGAACCGCCGGCCAAATTAGTTGCTGTAGTGGCTGAAGCAGGAGTAGCCCACGAAGGTGCACCAACCCCGTTTGTTTGCAACACTTGGCCAGCTGTACCAACAGCCAACATCTGCGTTGTGCCGCTTGCTGACTGATAAGGAATCGTGCCGTTGGAACCACCAGCAATGTTGGTTGCGCTACCCACGGCTCCGCTAATGTTTGCCGCCGGGATGGCCGATGGGTTGTCAAGGACCCCACCGGTCGAGACCGTCGTTGCTAGTGTTTTTGCTTTAGACATTTGGTGTCACCTCGATCCATGAAGTTGTTGCTTCGTCCCATGCGTAACTTTTACCGTCGTTAGGAGCCGCAATTGGTGCTTCCCAACAGCAGGTGTTCTCGTTTAACAACCAGCTTGCGTATGGCTTAGGCGAGATAAACGCGTCACGCTGACCGTCATAGGTAAAACCAATGCCTGCAAAGTTTTTACGAAACGGCGTGCCGCCAAGAAGATGAACGCCACCAAGAGTGTTGTAGCTTGTTTGTTTATAGACGTCGCCGGTTCTTTCAGTAAGTTCTGTTTCCTTGCCGTCGTCCTCTTGCCGTCCAACAGTCACAAAGACAACAATGTTGTTTGCGTCGAGTTTTGCAAAGTGCGCCATGTTTTGTCCTTAAGAGAATAGAACCGTTTCGGATGTAGTTGATGTTGCAGTAACGGTGTATACCTTAAAACCAGAAACTGAGGTGCTAAGCGAAGAAGTAACGCCAGCAGAAAATGTTGCGGTTAAGGTGTCTGGGACGCGAATAATTACTAGACCAGACCCGCCAGCAGCGCCAGTACCAGAAGTACTACCATCAGTGCCAGCGGCGCCGCCGCCGCCGCCAGTGTTTGCTGTGCCTGCCACACCGTTACCGGGGCCATTGCCGCCAGTACCGCCGCCGCCTGATCCACCTGATCCGCCAGCAGAGCCAGACCAACCACCGCCACCTCCAGCACCGCCTCGCGTTACTCCGCTGCCGGTTATATTGTTTGAAATACCGGCACCACCGTTGCCGCCGTTAGCGCCGCCAGAAGCAACACCGTTGGCTCCAGCACCGCCACCACCTCCACCGCCGCTACTACCGTTGCCGCCGTCAAAGCCCTGAGCTGTGGTGCCAGTTTGTGAATTTGCGCCAGCTCCGCCGCCGCCGCCGGTTCTGCTGCCGCTACCGCGTCCGCCACCAAGCGATGTAATGCTTGCAAAAACTGAACTTGACCCTTCAGCATTTAAGCCGCCGCCGGCGCCGACAACCACCGAATAGGAGTTACCTACGTACAGGGTAAGCGTAGCTTCCGCTGTTGAGTTTCGGCCCGAGGTTTGACCTACCACGTTTGTTCTGTATCCTCCAGCACCGCCACCACCAGAACCGCCAGTACCCGGAGACATGCTGGCCGTCCCGCCGCCGCCACCAATGACAAGGTACTCAGCCGTCATTGCAGTCAAGTAAGCGGTTTCTGCCTTAAAATTGCGGATGTCTTTAAGACTATAAATTGCAGAAGTAGTAGCCATTAGCTGAGCACCTCATAAGAGCAAACGCCATCTAATGACGCACCAGCGCTAGCCGTTAAGCGCAACGAATCTCCCTCTTCCAGATATATCGATTTGGTCAGCACATCCACCGTGGCCCCCGGAGGAACAAGTAGTCCAAAAGCAATTTCATAAGCAGTGCTTGATCGAAACAAATCAACCGTTACCGTTACGTTAGTTCCGACTAATGAGGCTATGTACAAGGCGTTAATTTTAAAGACTTGATTGCTGCTGCCAGCATTTGAAACAATTGCCGTGGCAGAAGTTCCAATAGCTTGAACAGAGGTCTTACCAGTAATGGTCGTGACGTTAACGATATTGGGTGCTGTCATGATTTATCCTCCAAAGACAATTGCCATTGCAATGGCTTTGCCGGTTGTAAAAGGGGCCGCAGGTGCGGTTGATTGCCAAGTTGTGCCGTTACTTGTTAACACATTTCCAGCTGTGCTTGGCGCAACAAATGTTGGTGCCGATGTGCCGTTGCCCAAGATGACATTGTCGGCTGTAAGAGTGGTCAGGCTTGTGCCACCATTTGCAACAGGCAGCGCCGTACCAGACAAGGTAATTGCTAAAGTACCACTACTTGTAATTGGTGAACCCGCAACAGACAAAAACGAGGGCACTGTTGCCGCAACACTGGTTACCGCGCCCGGGAAAGTCTGGCCACCAGCAAAAGTGATTGCGCCCGTCATCGTGCCGCCGGACAGCAGCAACACGTTGGCAATATCGAACGCGCCGTAGGCCACGATGTCAACGATGTCACCGGACGTCAAGCCCGTGCCAAACACCACGCTTGTGCCGTTGGTAGCCACGAAGTCGACGCTGACTTGCTGCTTTACACCGTTCAAGTAAACGTCAACATAGCCAACGTCGTAAATAGCGGCAAAGGTTGTTTGGGCTGCGGTAGCCGTGTAGACCACCCGCTGAGACGTGCCGTTGACCGAGGAGCCTGCGTTGACCCAAGCCGTGCCGGTGTACACCTTCATCAGGTTGCCGGTTGTGTCAAAGTACAACGCCCCGGTCAGCAAAGCGTTGCCGTCGTTGTCAAGCGTAGGCGGCGTAGCCTTGGGGCCTAGGTAGCGGTCATCAAAGCTGTCGTAGCTGGCAGCCGCAGCTGCCGCGCTACCTGCCGCAGCAGAAGCACTGCCAGACGCAGCAGAAGCGCTGCTAGACGCGTTGTTCTCGCTGGTTAAGGCATTGGCCGCACTTGTAGACGCCGCAGCCGCTGAGGCTGCCGCAGACGCTGTGGTGCCAAACAACACGTCAATGTAGTTCTTGGTCGCGGCGTCTTGTGCGCTTGTTGGATCGCCGACACCGGTGATCTTGTTTGTGCCCATCGCAATCGCGCCGGACATTGTGCCGCCGGTCTTAGCCAACAAGCCAGACACCGTGGTGTCTACCTCAGTTTTGGTGTAGGCGTTGGTGATGTTGTACCCGGCAATAGTCGTTGGGTTTGTCCCGGCAGTCACGCGCCCGTAGGCGTCGACTGTCATTGATTGATACGTGCCGGCAGTTACTGCCGTTGTGGCCAAGTCAATGTTGTCGGAGTTGACAACAATACGTGAGCTTGATGCGGTGCCGACATCCAGCGTGTTGCCGGTCTTTGTCAAACCCGCGCCAGCTGTGATCTGGCCAGCTCCGGAGAACTGGACCCAAGTTACCGACGTGCTGCCAAGCGTGCCGCCCGCAGCTATCGTGCAAACAAAGCCGTTGTTGGCATTGACCGTGCCGGACTCCACAAACACGTAAGCGTGAACCAATTCATCCCAAGTATCGGCGTCGGTAGACCGAGCCCACGTACTTGCAGCCGCAACGTAAATACCGTTGTTGGCCGTAGTGGTTTGGTCCTTAACCAACACCCGGTCGCCCGCAATCACGGCCACGCCGTCAATTGTTTGAGTGCCGCTTAGGGTAATGTTGGCTGTTGTTCCGGCGCGGCAAGATGCTTTAGCGTCTAAACCTTGGACCGTGTTGTCAACGTAGTTTTTAGTCGCCGCGTCTTGCGCAGCTGTTGGATCGCCCAAGCCTGTGATCTTGGCGGTGCCCATTGCAATGGCGCCAGACATTGTGCCGCCAGCTAGGTTTAGCTTAAGCGCGTCTGCTGTGTCGACATAGCCTTTATTGGCTGCGTCTGTCGCGTTTGTTGGCGTGCTCAATCCCGAGATCGTGCTGCCCGTAGCCGAGTTCATGTCTAACGAACCGTTGATGGTTACGTCGTTAAATGTGGACGTGCCCGAAGACGCGGTTACGTTGCCGGTCAAAGTGCCGGCTAAAGTGCCGGAAACCGTCACGTTGTTAAAAGTTGACGTACCGCTTGCTGCGGTAACGTTACCCGTCAAATTGCCGGTCACATTACCAACCACGGCGCCCGTTAACCCGCCAACAAAACCAACCGTTGCTGTAACCGTTGTACCTTGAATCGTGGTAGCTGTTGTTGCGCCAATCGTTGTACCGTTAATTGTGCCGCCAGAAATGGTCACGCTGGCAAAGCTGTTGGAGCCGGACGAAGTCACGTTGCCGACTAAGTTGCCGGTCACGTTACCGGTCACGTTGCCGGTGATGTTGCCGGTGATGTTGCCGGTAAAACCGCTGCTTGCTGAGACCGTAGTAAACGCACCAGATGATGCCGTAGTTGCGCCGATCGTTGTGCTGTTGATTGTCGAAGCTGTGATGGCCAAGGCTTGCAAAGCAGCTGAAGCAATTAAAGCTGTACCCGCAGAATTAACCATAGCCACCTTGTACCCATTGCCGGACAAAGTCGGCAACAGATCAAAACCAAGGGTGACATTCTCCAACTCATTGCGCATCGTCGCCGATGAGCCGGGCGAGTTGGGCGTCGGGTAGGTGGTGTGGGTATAGTACGGATTGCTCATCGGAGTCCTCGACGTAAGGTGTAGTGCACGATGATGTTATTCACCGTGAAAGACGAAAAAAGGTCAGAGTTTGAAGAAATGCGGATAGCTATGTTTTCAGCAGTTCCCGAAACTTCAATCTCAGACGGAGATATGTCAGACCCGTCCCACACAAAATTGTCCCAAACCATTTCATCCCAGTAGCTAGAACGCAAATCGTTTTGGTATGAAGCGTCTTCGGCCTGAGTCAATGCTGTTGTACGGTAGCCAAGGTCATAGCCAAACTGAATTTCGGCGTAGGAATCCCCTGACAATTCTACGGCAGCTTTGCGATACCGTTTCAAAATTCGTGGCGATTTTATAGAGTTATAGACCAAGTTCATGTTGGCCGGAATCTGCTCCCCGTCAAAGCTCGTGCCCAAATCCATTTGATACACGTAGCCGTTGGTTGAACCGAAGAATTGGACCGTGCCACCGGTAGGCGCTTCGCTGTCGATTGCACAGTTGATGTTGTGCTGAAACTGCATCGGCATGCTGCCCAAGACCCGGCCGTTTAGGATTGTCAGGTAAAGGGCTGATCCATCTGAAAAGAACACACGGTACTGGCCCTTGTCTCGGTTGACCGTACTGCCAACAGACAGCCCACGGTGTTGCTCGATAAATTTAGGGATGTTCATGGTCAACGCCGCTGGCACGAAGTTACCAAAGTTCAAAGACGTTCCCAAGCTCATGATGCCGCGATCGTCAAGCACATAGGCTTGGTCCATGTTTTGCGCGGTGTAAGGGAAAGCCCCGGTGCCGGAGTTAAATGTCGATAAGCTGAAGTTAGCTGAACTTGTGCCGTACAGCACCGATGTATCGCTGCGGGTGTAAACGCCTAGAGCGCCACTTGACTGGTCGCCCGGCAACACCAGCAAGTTGGTAACTTCCGCGTTCATCGCAATCTCGCCGGCGCCCAGCAAGGGGGTCCACTGGTAAGGAAAACCAAGGGCTGAAAATTGCACAGAAGCGTTAAAGCTCAAAAACAAATGTTGTTTGTGAAAGCAAATATGTGAAGGCGTGTCCACGGTCATGCCGGTGACAATAGGAACAAAGGTCGTGCCATCAAACTCAAATGCTCGGTTAACACCGTCACATCCGTAGAGCTTGTAGTTGGCCGTACCGCCGCCAAAGTTGGCAACCACGGTCTCATAACGGCCGCCCGTTGTAAGCGTGATTTGTGTGGCCGCACCACCCGCTATGGCTTTTACCGCTGCCGCAACTGTAAGATTTTCACCATTTGTAAAAACGCCAGTAGAAGATGAAAGAATAAGCCGGCCAGCCGCATTGCCCGAAGCAAAAGTGCCCGACTGCAATACAACCCTAGCCACTACGCCGGTTGCGCCGCTGGTGGCTCCCGTGACCGTGTTCCCATCTACGATTGCAGCTGTACCCGTGCCAAAGCTCAACTCTTTGCCAAGCGTAATAGCAACCCAGCCTGCGCTGGTTGATTTGTGCATCACGGCAGCAGTGCCGCCTGCGTTATTGCGCCATGCGTAAACCGTGCCGTTGTAATAGGCTACGCCAAGAACAGACCCTGATCCGGGCACAACAGTAATGTCAGCGCGGTAGTTGTCGGCCGCAAGGTTTTGGTATTGGGCGTCAAGCAGACCATCGGCCGCCACACCTTCTACCGATGTAATAGTGCCCACAAAACCAGAGCCATTGTTTAAAACATCTCCGGCAGCAAAGGTTCCGGTCTCTCGGGTAATAACCAAAGAGGCCGTATTCACCACAATGACGCGACCGGTTGCCCCCGACACACTGCCGGTAACTGTTTGACCAACAGTAACCGTGGCCGTAAACGTCAAAACTAAAATGTTGTAGTTGGCAGCGGACGGGCTGGGCCTGCCGTCAAAACGCTCATAGCCAGCAATACGGGTGTAGCCGCCTGTAATTGAACACTCAAAATTAGCAGCTCGACGGGCAACACCCGGAGGCAAAGAAAGCGTAGGAGTTACCTGATCCAAACCGCCACCAAGGCGAATTAGATCGTAGTTAACTTTGGGCGTGGTCAGCTGCATTTGTGCGCCTTATGCAAGCGGCGGGCCGCTGACAACTGTTGGCAGTTGGTCGATGTCCAATCGGTTCATCAACCTCTTAAATTCAAATTCACCACGTTGATAGACTTCCGGCGCTGATTCATAGCCGCCATAGAACATCATGGCCCTGTAAACAATCATCATCTGAAAGCGGTCAGGAAACACAGTAGGCGGCGCATCAGTGGCCAATGCAAACTCTGTTGGCTGAACATAGTACTCACCCACAATGACGTAAGGCTGGTCCGGTATTGAGCCAAAACCCAAGTTCTTATCTGGGTCAACCGTGACAACCACAGGGCGCGCGTACGTTGTGCGCATATTCCCGTACATGTACAGGTTGCGGAACGTCGTGTAGTCCATGTAGTTCATCAGCTGCTCGTCTTTGTAGTTTTGTCCTACAGACGAAGCGCGCCAGCTATCACGTTTCCAGTTTCCAAAAGTAGACCCCACACCGGCTTGGGTGGGGGTGTAAATTTGCTGTTGCGTAACCGTGTTAAATTCCACTGGATTACGCATCCACTGCCAATCTTCCTTGGCCGTTTGCACATCGACCCAAGCACTATTGATCCAACTTGCCATCCGGTAGGACTCGCCGGTCAAACCAGTGACGGTGATCAGCGGCGTGCTGGCGCCAGAGACGCCGCACTCCACACGCAATCGGTTGATAAGCTGGAGATAGTTCACTGGGTCGCCCTGTGTTTAAGCGGGTTCAGCCAATACGTTTTGAAGCCATGCGCGGCCACGAGGATTCTCGTCGCTCAGCATTTCAAAAGGATAGGCCAAGCCATGGCGCGCGATCATGTCGATCTGATCAGGCGCTGCTGGGTTGCGAGTTACTTGGCTGTATTTAGTTTCCTTCATACGTGCCAAGATCTCAACGTACTTGCGGCGAACGCGTGTTGGCACGCCGCGCAGGATAGGCTGGTTGGTTCCGTTGCAATTGAGGATTACGTGAGGAGCTTGGTTTTCGTCGGTGCTGGAATGCACCATAACTTCAACCATCTCGTTCATGAATGCTTCGCTTGCTGCAAGCTCACGAAGATCCGCAACTTGGGAAACTGGATCGATTGTTGGTGTGTCGTCTAGGATCTCGATGCCTGCGACTACTTCTTTTTTTGCCATCTTCTATTCTCCGTTAGGTTTAAAAAAATCGGTTTGCCAAAAAGCAGGTTGCCCGAAGGCAACCTGCAAAACCCTCCGTTAGGAGAGATGGCAACTTACTGGGCGCTACCGGGCATGTCCATGCAGTCGCTAAAGGTATCAGTGATACCGGTAGCGCTGAGGTCAGTCGAGCCGGGAGTAAAGGTAGCAGAAGAGCTGGTAACTACTTTGATCAAACCGACCAAAGTTGTACCGGCTGTAACTTGGCCGGGCACTGGACATGGATCGTCAGCAGCAACGATAGGACCTTGTGTGGTCGATACCGTGCCGCCAGATGTGATCCACACCGCAAACAAGCAAGCCTGAGAATTACCCAGAGCTGTGCCGGCCGTAAAGGTCAAGTTGTCAGTAGCAGCCTTAGACTTAAAAATACCATTGCTTGTGTAAGTCAAGGTGTTTGTAGTCTTAAAAGTGTTGGCGTTTGTGCCTTCGGCTAGGCCGGCAGCGGTCAGCGAGAGATAGCCACTATTGGCTTGTTCGATGTTGTATGACATGATTTATTCCTTTAGGAAAAAGATTATTAAGAAGCTGTTGTGAAAGTCACGCCAGCAGCCACGGCGCAATGCGCATAAGCAAACCAGCTTGTACCGTCACTGATGACAGTTACGCGATCGCCTGCAACTGACGAGCCATCTACAAAAGAGATGGTGTCATCGGCTGTGCCTGTATCACCAGCGGCGCCAGAAGCGGGATACGCTTGGCCCTTAATGATGTTGGCACTGCCGTTGGTCACGATCGTGTAGCTGGCGCCAGAAGGTGCCGCAGCCACAATGAAGGTGTATGTCAAACCCGCAGCAGGCAAGGGCAGAGTAGTTGCGAATTCAGTAGCCGAAGACAAGAAATATGTCTCACCGCTGTCCGCCGCCGTCAGTGATGACGCAGCAGCAAGCGTAGCGTTTGCAACGGGACCCAAGATGGGAGCCGTAACAGACAGCGCGGATACATCGTTCAAACGGTCTTCGTTTAGAAGTTTCCAGTAGTTTGATTGCATGGTAGTGTCCTTTAAGTTAAGACGCTGGGACTTGCGTCCCAGCTAGTCCATTACAGAGCGGTCACACCGGCTTCGATACGGGCCATGAAGGCGTCGTTGAGACGCACAGTCGCGAACCATGTAGAAGCACCCACGTAGCCGAATTGGCCCAATGGGTTGGCGTGGTTGGTCTGTGAGGCTTTGAGGACCACAGGCTTGATGGCAGACATGCCCTTAAGAGCGACTTGGCCCCAGCAGTCTTCACCGATGATGATGAAGGGATACACGTCAACGTTAGCAGCGCCAACAGACAACATGCCGTTCAAGGTTGCAGAACCAGCAGCAGCAAAGGATTTCAACAGCGGTGAGCTGATGAAACGGAAGTCTTCGCAAGCGCCGATTTCGCGGTCATGGATTGGCTTGAATGAACCGTACTCTTCCACACGGGTGAAGCCGGGCAAGTTACGGATGTCGCTGACAGCGTCAGTGTGGCAGAAGATAACGTATGCGGGCTGCACAGCGCGAGTGCCGAAGTTGACACCGGGAGCCAGACGGCTGGTCACACGGCGTGAACGGTTGGACTCAAGCGTACGAGCTGCTTTACGAATTGCGTTCAAGCTGATTGCTGTGTTGATTGCAGAGCGGCTAGAACCGTTTGCATAGATCACAGTAGAACCGGCTTTCAGCACACCGTAACGAACCATCTCCATCACCTCAGCCAAAGTCTCGCCTGTGAGCTTGACCATTTCGCCGGGGATGTCATCTTCGTACAGCTGCTCAACTTTGCTGGAGTACTTGAACAGCACGCCATATTGTTGCAACTGAACAGACACGTCTTGGAAAGAGATCGTGTTTGCGTTGGGTGTCACACCTTCAGCCAACACGAAGTTGGAAGCGGTGATGTCAGGAGTGCCAACGTAGCGAGAAGAGTTCTCGATTGTTGTACCTGCGGTAGATGCGCCGAAAGGCAGAGTACGACGGAACACCAAGGTGTCTGTCGAGTTCTGTGGCATCTCACGTTGAGTACCGAAGTCGCCCAAAACAGTGATGGGCTGTGCGTGTTCAAGCATACCTTGGGCGGCGCGGATTAGATTTCGCGATGCTACGGTGCCGTAATTTTGAATAGACATGGTCTAGTTTCCTTTTCTGAAAATTGATTTAATAGCCGCGTTCTTTGAGCTCTCGCTCGCGTTTCTTGGCTTCATAGTTCCACAGTTCCGCTGGTGACATGTCGCCAAGTGTTTTAGGCGGCGGTGTCTGGCCAGTTCGAGTTGTCGCGGCGGCAGCGAGACGTGCTCCGCGCTCTTGCTTGATGTCACCGGCTGATCGCGTTTGAGCTGTTGAAAATAAATCCAACATCTTGATCGCGTCTCTGGCAATAGGGCTGTCGGCCAAAGCTCTGGTCTGCGGGTTTTGTACAGTAAACCATTGCGCGAATTCGGTCGTGTTGATCGTCTCGCGCCAGTTTTCGTACTTACCTTCGATTCGTGCTTCTTCCATGAGGCGACCCATCTCAGCCTTGGTGTTAGCAACTTCCTGCTGTACAAACTGAGCCACCGCTTCCGGTGACAAACTTTGTTGCTGAGAAGGCACTCCAATTTTGGATGTGACGTATTCCTCCATCGCCCCGGCCCACTCCGGGAAATCTTGCTTGAGCTGCTCCCACTTCTCCGGGTTCTTGGCTGCGCTGCTGATAGCTGTCTGCGTAGGCGCTTCTTGCATTGCTGCTTGACGTGCCTGCTGAGCTTCTCTTTGCATCGCTGCCACGCGACCCTCAGTCGTTTTGACATGGTGCAGCAGTTGAGCATTTGCCTGTGCTAAATCATCAATCTGTGCCAGCTTGGCACGGACCGTCAGGGATAGCCCAGCTAAGGGATCTTCCGGCTGTTCGGGTTCGGTTTGCGCTTGCTCAAGATCAAGGTCCTGCGGCGTTTCCGGCGCAGCGGCTAAAGAATCAGATGCGAACGTATCACCGTCGGCATTTAATTTTGACGCCTCTTCATCCCACAAGTTTTGCACTTCTTCCGAAGACAGTTGGTTTTCTTCCACTTTTTGCTCTCCAAATAAAGGCCGTCTTTCAACGGCCCACTAAAAAGGCCAAGCGGGACGTTAATCCGGCTCGACCACCACACCCCGAGTTGCCGCATTTGGCAAGTCGAGAAATCTTTTTAGCATGCGTATCTCACCCCGCATCGCCGCTGTCTCAACATCGGAGAGGGCAACAGCGTCGTTCTTGATTCTGGCTTGCTCAAGCTGGGCTTCCGCCCACTTGCGCAAAACATGCCATGTGCTTGATGAGTAATCAGTCATAGAAAAAGCCAGCTCGGTGGCTGGCTTCGGTAAATTTTGGGCGCAACTCGCCCGAAGAAATTTTATAACAGATCGTGGCGCTTATGCAACAGTTATCTTTGGTCATTTTTAAGTTGGTTCTTCTGTGGCCGGAACCGGCTTTTCGTCCAGTTTTTTGCGAACAATTCCTTTGAGCCCGGTTTTCAACCCTCTACTTTGAAGCACCTCGCCTATGAGGCCCATTTCTTGTTGGGCCAGTGATGGTTGCCCGGCTCGGTCCAACTGGGCCTTGGTTGGATCTGGCGCCTTCTTGTCAAAGGTTTCGGTAAACTCACCCGGCTTGTCTATAAAACTGTTTACGTCGTACTCAATCGTGTACGTTGGAATGCTGGCGCCCATCCCGCTTCTTGCGCCCTCCGTTACAGCAACCACGCGAACTTTGCTGGCGTCAAGCTGCCTTGAGGTTGGCGTACCCATCGGGTTTCCCGGGTTCCGTTCTCCGGGTAGGTAGAAATACTCAGGGCGTGGCCTACCCCACCCGTCAGTCCCACCGCCGCCCTTGGTAGCACCGGTAAAAGTTTTTGTTTCTTTGCCAGTCGGGTTTTGCCTAAGCATTGAGTACCCGGGGCTATCAGTGTTAGCCGTCATCCCAGCATATTGCGCTGGCGCTGAAGTGTCAGTTAATTGGCCCGACGCTTTATCAGCCGTGTAAAACTGTCCGGTGTTAAACCCCGCAGGGTCGTACTCGCCGCTATAGACGTAGGGGTTTCCACTAGGGTCCCTTACAAAGCTCTCGTTGTACTTACCCACGCCGCTGTTGTAGCTGCCCGCTCTGCGCTGGTAGGCGGCTAGGGCGCGGTTGTAAGCGTCAATGTCTCGGGCGAGTACTGACATAGGTTAGACGTTAAAAGGGTTGGCCACGCCGGGAGGTAGTTTGACGTTGGGGTTGGTGTTAAACAGCTGCTGGCTCTGATTGGCAATTAAACCGCCGGTGTTGACGTTACCAACTTGAGAGTCGTTGGCCATAAAGCCCCTAGCCGTTGTGCCACCGCCCCCTGCGCCCAAAGTGTCAGCGCCAGCAATTGCGCCCACAGGTTTTGTGCGGGTGTAGTTGGTCACGCCGGCAGCAATGGCAGACGCAGCCGAGCTGTACATTTTGCCATCAGGGCCATAGACCACGCCAGAAGTGCCGGCGCCCGAGTTGCTTGTATCAATGCTTGTACCGCCGGCATCTACTGTTGCGCCGCCGGTAGTGGTGCCGGTGCTCGTAGTGGTGCCGGGAGTTTTACTTTTTGCCAACAAGTCTTTGTAACTGTTTTGCAGCTCAAGTATTTGTTTTTGCAAGTAGCTTGTAGACGGCTTCTTAAGCGCTTGGTCGTAGTAGTTATCGTACCCAGCAGCTGCCAAGGCAGAGTCATTGACTGTGTTGCCCGGTGCGTACGACATGTTGCCGTAGCCCTGAGCTGCAATAGTTGGCCCATATTTTTTAATGGCTTCGTCGCTTGGGGCGCCCATATTACCGCCGGCCGATTTGGCCAAACTGTACACGGCGTCGTAGCCGCCGGCCGCATTAAATTCTGAGGTTGGGACGCCGGTCAGCATTGACCGGTAGATCATCTCTTGCGCTTGTGCTGGGGTTAGTGTCGCCATGATTTAAGTCCTAAAAGGGTTGGGGACGCCGGTGGGCAAATTGATTTGGGTAACCGGATTAAACAATTGCGAGTTTTGGCTGGCAATCAAACCCCCGGGATTGACATTGCCGGTGCTGATAGCGTCAGCCATGAAGCCCCTAGCCTCTGTGCCGCCGCCGCCAGAACCCATCAAGTCCGCATTGGCAATCAAACCTGCGGGTTTTGTAAGGGTGTAATTGGTAACGCCAGCAGCAATAGCTGCTGCTGGGGAGACATATGATCTGCCATCTGGACCATAGACTGCGCCGGTAGTAGGGGTGCTGGCGCCAGTGTTGATGTTTGTGCTGCCCGTGTTTACGGTTGTGCCACCGCTGGTAAGTGTTGGGTTGCCGCCGTACTTTTTCCAATAGGAAGCGGTAAACGTGTCTGTAGCAACGGGGTCGTTGGCTGCTTTAGTAACACCGGCTAAATAACCCGGCGTGTCAATCTTGCCTGCAAATTGCGAACCTGACGACCAGTTTGAGTCGTACGTTGAACCAACCCGACCCTGCATTTGTTGATACGTGTAGTCCGCTTGTTCAGGCAAATAGCCTTGCCCCATTACGTGGCTGGCGTTGGCAACCAAATAAGCCTTGTCGCTGTACATGTCTTTAAGCGCTTTTTCAGCAGCCTCAAGCGGGTTGCTGGAAGCCATAATGGTTTTCCAGTCGCGGGCGTCTAGGTTGGCGCCGACGTTACCGTACATTGCGTTTGAAACCCTTTGAACCAATTCTTGCTCTCCGGGTTGGCTGTAGTCGAGAGGGCGGCCCGTAGTTGCCTCCACCAACGTTCGCAGATCCACGCCGCTTTTAGGCGTTGCCTTATCTAAGCCCGAGTAACCGCTTGTAGCCATAATTGTTCTTCCTTAAATTCCTGAGCCAGTCTGTAAAGCCAAGTCGCGCTCAGCAGCAAACAGCTCTTTACGGCTGCGCTCTTTCATAGCGGTGTCGGCCAATTGGGCCTTGATCTTCTCAAGGCTAATGTTCTGCGAGTTGGACAACTTCAGCATCTCGATCTCACGCGTCATCTCCAGCTGCATGATGTGCAGGTCGGCCTCTTGCGCAGAGATTGCCTGACGCACTTGCAGTTCTTGCAAGTCGCCTTGATTCTGCAATTGGACTTTCTGCATCTCGGCCTGCGCGCGAACTTGGGCCACGGCCATGGCTGGGTCGGGCGGTGGCCCTGCGGCTGCCGCCTGCTTCTGCATTTCCTTGATTTGCTCAATCTCTTCCTCTGGCTTGAACACCTCGGCCGGGTCGATGTGCTGGGCCTGCAAGGCCTTCTCAAATAACTTCTGTGTGTCAAGGTACATGCCGTAAACCGGGTTGGCCCCAGCGGCAAGCAGGTTCAAGAACGATTGGTTCTGGATGTCACGGACCACCAACGCGCTTGAGCCACGGGCGTCGATTGTGAAGTCGCCCTTGATCTCTTCGTCGTCGTTGTACATCATGTTGTAGTCGTAGTAACGACGGATGTGCGACTTGGTGACCATGTCGTCGAACTGTTTGACGAGCCTGCGCAAAACCACGTTGGCGCTGTTCATCAACATTTGCATGCCACCGACAGTGTCTGGCGCTGCTCCCTTCTCGCCTTGCATGATAGTAGGCACGCCGGTCTCAGCGTCTGCCAGCTCGGTGGCCATCTTGATGATGCCTGCCAGCTCGGCTTGGTGTGAATTGAATTCAAAGGTCGAGAACGCCTTGCGCACGTCGTCGATGTCGTCGGTTGCGTACCAGATCTTGCGGGCAGACAGCTGCCACTGCTTGTCGGCTGGCTGGATCGCACCCGGCTTGATGACGATCTGTGGACCGCTGGACACGCCGGCGTTGTCCATCATCTGGCGCCATGCAGCGTTCAAGACCTTCTGCTGTGAACGCATGAGGTACGGGATGCCGTAGCCCCACATTGAGCCCGCAACCTTTTCCCAGACATAGAAGTCGTAGGGTATGTCGCCGCCTTCCAGTGGGTTCAGGAACGCCTTGACCACGGTGTTGTTGATCATGACGACGCACGCGCTGATGCTGCGCAGCTCGTCTTTCTCGCCCATGGATACTCCCGCAGACTCAAGGTCGTCGTGGTCCACTTCGCCCCAATAGGTCCACATCTCGTAGGTCAAACGGGCCATGTCGCGCTGGTCTTCGTCGGTCATCTCGCGCAATGTGGCGGACTGCTTAGGCCCCTCTTCCAATACTTTGCGCAGCTGGTCTTTCATGAAGCCGGGCTGCTTGGCAAGGTCGCGGATCTGTTTGGCCGTGACCTGTTCGCGCTCGTAGATGCCTTTGCCGTTGTGAATGTTTTCGCCGCAGCCGGGATCTGGCCAGACGTTGCGCGGGTCAACGCGGAACGAAGCAGGGCTGATCTCTTGCACGATCTCGATCTGGTGGACCGTTTGGCCCATGCTGTCTGTCATGGGCTGCCACGCCTTGCGTGTGCGGTTGGTGACGATCGGACCCTTGACCACGCCTGTGCCAAGCACGGCGGCGTCGTGAATCATTTTGCGCAACTCGCCGTTGTAGTTGCATTCGACCAGCTGATCTTCGATCTCGGTCTGCATGGCCAAGGCCTTCTTGTTGGCCATCTCAAGCACAGCCTTGACAACGTCACGAACGCGGACTGGTTGCCCGTCCTCACCCATGACTGGCTGGCCTTGTGGGTCCATGGCCATCTTGTTGTCTTTGCTCATGCCCATCAACTCGGGGCTTGGCGTGGGCTGTATGCCCCAGTTGCGGTCGTCGGTCGGCAGCAGAATGTCTGCAAGGCGGGCCTCGGCAGCATTGGTCTTTTGACGCGTCATGCCGATAAACACCGTCGAGCGGTGGGGCTTGGCGCCCTGCGTGGTCACAGGGTAGCCCTGCTCCACGCTGGTCATCATCTGGCTGGCTGCCTTGTTGATGTTGTCCTTGCCGTTGTACTGGTCCTCGTCCTCAATCCAACGCTTGTCGACGCCGTAGGAGCCGCGCGAACGAATCCATTCGTCACGTTGGCCACTGAGCGAAGAGCCGAAAGATTGCAGCTTCTCCGCCTTCTTGCGCATCCGCTCTTCTGGATCTTCGTACTCGACCTCGACGTCGATTTGTTGTGGTTGGATTTGCATGGGGTTCAGTCCTCAGCTCAGTAAGGTGCTTTGGCGTAGCGTGCGTGGATGGCTACAACGCCTTTGATTACAACGCTGGTGCCGCTGGTAACTGCGGGACGAATCCACGCCGGGTTCTCATTGGCGGTACCCATTCCAGCCGCCGTAAAAGCCATGGCCGTGGTGCCGCTTCTCTGGGTTAGCGAGCTCCAATTGGTGTTGTCGTTGGATCCTTGCCACGTAATCGTGCCGCCGCCAAAGGTGCCGGTCGCTTGGGTAGTTAGGTCAGCTGCATAGGCAATGGGCACGCCGGCGCCCACGTCGTTGGTAGCCATGGCAGCCCATGAGGCAAGGACCACGCCGGGGATTGAGTCGCGATCGATTGTTGGTGTGATAGTAGCCATAAAAGTTTCCTCTGTTAAGGTTAATCAATACCCGGTGACCGGGTCGAATACGTTGAACTCAAGCGTCGGGGCCATGCGGCTAGAACGCATGCGGCCCTCGGCTTCTTCTTGTGTCTTGGCAAAGCGCCTCATCATCATGGCGTATCGCGTTGCCGACATCAAGTCATCGCTGATTTTAACGACCATACCGTCTTTGCGGTGGTACAGCCTGAATTCTTCAAACCAGTCTTCCAGATGTGAGAACACGCGCAAGCGCATGGTCTGCATGCGTGTCAGCATCTCGGACAGGCCGGCCTCGACGCCGTTGCTGCCGTCCTCGAACGTAGCCCGGTTGGCCATCATGTTCAAGCCTTGGTCCTTGTACTGCTTGGCCAGCTGCTCACCGCTGCCGCCCTTGTCGCGCTGCAAGCCGTCATGCGGCCAAGCCATTGGCACCCATTCGCCCCGTGCACGCACAGCCATCGAGTGGCCAGCAATGCCGGGCTCACTGCGTCTGTAGCAGTCGGTCACGTAGAGCGTGTCGCTGTCCTTGTCCCAAGCCATCCACACGACGGCGGTAGGGTGGTCGACACCGAAGTCAATCGCCGCAATGCGCGCCCAGTGTGGCGGGATCGGGAAGGCCCGGATCTTGATCGCCTCCTCGACCACAGGAAACACACGGCCAGATCCCAAAATGGGAATGCCTTTGGCACGGGCTTCACGCTCGTGCTCCGGGTAGCTGGCAATGATCGCCGCAGCCTGCTCGGGTGTGTAGTGCTCGGCGTCGCTGATCGTCATGTTGGTGACGGTCGATGACGCCGGCTTCTCCAGCAGGAATCGCTTGACCACTTCGGACATGCCAAGCAACGGCGTAAAGGTCACGAAGACCTGACCGGCTGTTGCCTGCGTACGGGTCAAGCCCTCAGAATAAATTGGCAGCGGTGGCTCCTCGTCGAACCACACCAGATCCACGGTGTCGGCCTGCCACTTGGTGCGGCCTTGGTCGTAGCTGTTGAACTGGATCACGCTGTCTTCACCGCATTCGTGCCGCACGACAATGCTTGAGACCGCATCGGGCACGCCCTGCTTCATGCTGGTGTCGCGCACACAGGCAAACGGAATGGCGCCTGTGCCCCACTCCTCGCGCATCTCTGGCGGCCCAAGCAGCAAGCGCTGAATACCCTTGCGGGTCAGCTCGGCCGATTCGGATCCAACCATGCAGCGGATAGCGTAGTTGTATCGCTTGCCCGTCCACCACGATGGGTAGCGGCCTGTTGCGTGCATCGCGACCTCAAAGGCCCCGGCCCACGTCTTGCCAAGCTGGTTGCCTGCCATGAACAAGCGCTCACGAAAGTCAAGGCCGGCATTGTGAAACTCGATCTGCTTTTTGTACGGCGCATAGGTCGCCAGTCGATTGCGCTTGGCCCGAATGTCTTTCATGCGCAGCAGCTCGTACAACTCTCGCTTCTCGTCGTCGTCTAGCAGCGCAGTGTTGATACGGTCAAGCTGGATCATCTAGCAGCCTTTGCAAGCAACATGTTTAGCCGATTGTCCAGCTGTTCGCTGGTCAGGTCCAACGTGCCGGACATCTTGAGCTCAACGCTTTTCAGCTTTGGTTGCGTGTATTGCAGAAACTCATTGAGCGTCCGCATGCGCGTGTCAACGTCAAGCAGAGGAACCATGATGTTCTTGCCTTTGTCGTCAAGCACTGGCTGGCCACTGCGCATCATCGGGATCGTGGCCTTCAGGGCCTTGGCGATCTCGACGGCTGGATCGAGCCCCTCTTCGATGCAGGCTTCTGCAACAGCTCGAAGGTTGATCCGGTGCGGCGCGCGGCTCGTGCTGGCGCTCTTGCTCACTGGGTGCGCACGGCCTGTCTTGGCCGCTGTCGGAATCGCCAGATCGTCCATGGTCGCCAGCTTTGGTGGCGCCCCGGCTAAGTCGGCGTTGCGACTTGGATTTCGTTTACTTGCCATTCTTCATTGCTCCCCGCACAAGGCCTTCATTGCGCGCGCTGATCGCTTTGGCCTTTGCCTTGGCGTCAGCTTTGCTGCTGGCGCCCCAAGCATTGAGACTCAGCAGCAATCGCGTGGGCTCACCGTCCTTGCGTTCAGGGCCGGGCATGTTGCCCATGCGCGCCAAAAAGGAAGCGCGGCGAGGGTTGTCGCCGGCTTTGACTGGGGCCTTGAGGTTCATCCCCTCAGCCTTCGCGCTGGCGCGGCCTTTGGCATTGAGGCCGCCTGATGGCGCCTTGCCTTCTTTGCGTTGCCAAGCGGGGCTCTTCACTTCATCGCCCCTCGGATAATGCCGGCCTTGGCCGGCTTGGCCGTCTTGGCCGACTCGACAAAGTCAGCCTTGGTAGGTGCGCCCTTTTCGCCGGGCTGGCGCATACGTTCACCCGAGCCAGAGGCTATGCGTGCCCTCTTGGCTTGGATGTTGGCGTACAAGCCGGGCTTGGCCATTAGATCATTCCGTTGATGATGCCGTTGTTGAAGCCAACGGGTGCCTTGACCGCGCCGCCTTCTTTCTTGAACTCGGGCTGTGTGGTGTTGGTGCCGGGCATTGGTACAGACACTTTGCCGGGGATCTCGCCAGCGCCTTGCGT